AACAGGCGGCTCTTGGGCGGCAACAAATACAAATAGTATATTCCCTCTTGGCGCAAGACAATATCCCGAAATGGGGGATATGGCCGAAGCAAGGTATTTATGGTATGCCCCACGGATTCATGTAGTCAGCGACATTAACTATATCCCAGGAACCTATGTGACATACACCGACCAATCACATGATTTGAGTAATGAAGCATTAGTTATCCAAAAAACAGAATGGCAAGTTAAAGACAGAAATACTGAAAAAGTTACACTACACCTTGAACGGGATGAATCCAGATATGCCGCCGGCATTTCAGCATATTTATTCCCTACACTTGGCGATACAGGCAGACATAATCCCGCCGGTAGCCACCACCGACCAGGAAATGGGGGAACACCTACCCCTCCCGACGGTCATGGTGGCGCAGGTGGGCGTGAAGATGGCCCCGATGATGGCGGCTCACCCCCCCCAAGCCGACCACAGGGGCCGGAAGACGGTGTGCCTTACAATCCAGGCGGTGGCTACAATCCAGGCGGTGGTGTGGTCGGAAACACACTAAACCCCCCTTTCAATGGAAGTTTGTTTTCATCCGGTCAAGGGGCCAACAATACCACTTCATCATACCATTCTAATTTGAAAGAACGAATGGGGCTACATAACGACCAATTCTCCAATCAAGGACAATGGGCGATACTCGGTCAAAAGAAACCGACTAAAGCACCGTCGGCTATGATACCCGTTGATGGGTTAGATGCGGAAATAAAACCAAAAGAGGGTAATGCAGTAAGAACGAATGAAGGTTTCGTCTTGCCTGGAAAGGGGCATCCCGATACTGCCGGATTTGTAAAACATAGTATTGAAACAACCATACCAATACCTGTCGGTGTTATCGGTGAACAAATATCTATTATAGGAACAGTTAGTTGTGGGTCGGGCGCAACATCACACAAACTTTCTTATCTATACATTACAGTTGAATGTCCAGAAACTTCACAATCAATATCACATACAGTCGGTATAGAATCCGGCGTCAACAAATCGGTTCGTGAATTAATGCCTACCCGTTTAGTTCAAGGTTTGGACACAGCAAATAACCATGTCAAGGTGACAATCACACGCAAGCCTGGAACAGCAACTACAATGGGTGGTGTTTCTGTTACCGATAACGCAGATAATTTTTCAGTAGTTCTCCATAACCTAAAGGTTAATTTCAATCGTTCATCAGTAGTGAGTAAATCACAAGCAAATGAGTTTCAAACGCATGGTGATTTCACAAAGAATTAATTTAGTGGGTGGCTTATTTTTTTATCCCCAAGAACCCATCTAAGGGTTTTAATCACACCTTGAAGTGCCTTGTAATTTCGTGCGTGATAGATTTTATCTTTATGAGTAGTGCCGTTACTATATTCCGAGCGGTGGTAATTGCATTTCTTTTCGGCGGCATCAAGCATTTCTTCTATTTCTTCCCATGTTCGGTTATATGTAAATAATTCTTCAAGTCTGTTCATTAGACCACCCATCCCTCAAAGTTAAAATCAGTTTTGCTTTTACCCTACCAACGCCTTCAATTTGCATTAGGTCTTTTTGTGTTGTTCGTAATCTAAGAACATTTCTCAATCCCCCAAACTTATCAAGTATGCGCTCGGCAGTTTCCGGTGTTATCCCCGATAGGGCGGATAGTGCGGCTACTTGGGGGTGTAAATCCCCACGGTTTGGGGTCTTTTGTATTTCGTGGGGTATCGGGCTTATCTTACCACGGATATTCAAATGAGTATGGTTTTGTGCTAACCAATCCACAAAGTCATTCATGGTTTTCAATTGCATGATTTGGATATTAGGGAACCGTTGAAAAAATGTCACTTTAAAAGCACTAATTACTTTCTCCATCCGTTGTCTTTCAATAGCGATACGCTTTGCGGTTGGTCGCCCACCGGCAACCCACGGCTTTAATTGCGTGCCATAAATAACAAGCATTGGTCGCTCGTAAGCGAGTTCTAATTCTTGTAATTGATTAACTATTGTTCGGCCATTACGACCACTACCAATTATGCTTCTGTAAAGGTCATTGATTTCTTTTGCTTCTATGCCCCAATTTCCCATGACATAATCGGCAACGGGGAGGCGTTTGATTCGTGCCTGTCCTTTTTGGTTTTGGTTTCTGTCACCCATTTTCATTAATAGTTTGTGCTTGAGTTTTTCATTCTCCCTGTCGTCTATTATTAACATAACATCACCTCAAAGTGCCATCTTTGCGCCAACAGGGGCCACCACAAAGAGTTCGTGCTTGAAACCAACCACATGAGGGGGAGCGGTCATACCCAATGACGCCTCGCACATATTTCCGAGTAATGGTTGGGTTGTAATCACGCCACCCTAACGATTCAATAAATGAACAAATCGTGTCCACCATTTTCGCTTTGCCGTCGCCGTCTATTGATTCGGCGGAGGCAAACCATCTAAGGTTCTCCGCCATGTGTTGAACCAATGCTACCCGAATATCATGGGTTGGGTTAGATACGCGAATGCCCTTTTCAATACAAGGGGGGATAGGCACTTGTTCTGCTGTTCCTATGGGGCCATCAAATACTGATAAGGCGACCCTTTCTTGGAGGGGGTTGTTTGCCGCCCACCGAACAAGACTGAATCCCTTTTCATTTGGGCGTCTGCCTCTATACGGGTCATGGATTGATAATGAGGGGTCGGGGCGAGAGGGGACGACATAACCCTGCGGGTCAGCCATGAATGCCTCAAGGTCTATGTTCACAGCCCAACGCTTACGCTTGATATTGAATGTGTCGGGAATGCGTGTTAGTTTTTGTGGGTGGCCTACACCATCAAGTGTAGCCAATCCCTTACCTTTTACCCGTTGGTATCGGTCAAGGTGTCGCGCCCAATCAGAACCAATTACCGGCGTTTCAAACAATTCGTGAACATGAAAACCCCTGCCGGTTGCCACAAGCCTCACATCACCACTTAGACGCCTTACAAGTTCGGCGGTATCAAGTTTAACCTGTTCTATACCCCCACGCTCGCCGCTATCAAAATCCCACCATGCTCGGTCTATGACAGCACTTGCGGTATCAGTTTTCCACGGTCTATTTCTATCCCTGTCACGGAAAGAAAAAAGTGAAGTATAACATGAGGCTTTGCCGTTGACTTGCTTAACATATTTATCAAACTTGGCCCTGCTATCGCACAGGCTACGGTGCAATCCGATTTCGCGAGGGAACCCTAATAGACTCTTCATAATATCACCGTGTTTTGTCCGAACCTAAGAGGCTTGAACGGTGGTCTGTTCGCCACATTGAGAACAAACACATTTTTTTGCCGAAGCGGTTGGGCCATCAACCTGTCCGGTGATGGTGATTATTGTAGGGCTTTCGTCTTTGAATGTAGTGCTACCACACACACAAGTTACTAATCCCTCTTCGCCGGCACTAATCTCAAAATTGTGGTTGCCGCCTTGATGCTCTTTGAAGGATTTAGGATTCTTTACTCGCTTACTCATTGTGTTTCATCTCCATTTCGTTTTGTTCGGGGAACATGGGTTCGCATAAGCCGGTCAATTCTGCGTCACAGGCCAAGTTGAAATCACACCATGTTGGACAGAAATAATCGTTCCATTTCATATCCCACCTTCGGGATTTAAGCGAAGTGATGATAGTATTATAACCTTTTGCGAATGCTGATAATGACCGACCATTTATTTTTTCAATCATACTCACGCCCTGTTCTTCACCGACATAAACTTCCTTTTTAGGACTGTTCATCATATCAGTTAAAAACTTTTCATTCATACAGTCGGGAGTTAAATACATAAAGTGCGTGATGTTTTCGTGGCCGAGAGCAGTAAGCATATTATAATAAAAACATAATTCTTTTCGGGTTCGTGTTAATTTCCCTGCGGCCATGTTTCCGGTTTTCAATTCCACGATAACGATGCCGCCGTCGGGATGCCGAATCACACCATCAATCATACCGACTATAACCACTTCATGTTCTTCGTCAAATAAATAATGCTTGACTTCTGCTTCTATAACTTCTAAGTCGCCCCAAAAAGCAATACGCTGTTCTTCCATTTGCGCCAAAGCGTTTAGTGTTGTGTCGCCCGATTCGCCCCCTAATAGATTACGGAAATCGGAACCATCATACTTGGTATAAGCATTTTCAAGACACGAATGGATTTCGCTACCACGAATCATGGCATCGGTTGGTGGTGGTTGGGGTATGTCTGCTATGTATCTCCACCAATACTGACGCGGACACATCAAGTAGCCCATGTAGGATGATTTACTAACACGAAGGTATTGACCCTCGGATGGGTTATATGAAGAGTTATCTATTTCTTCACTTGTTGCTTTTCGTAGCACCATCTGTTGATTCCCCCTTCGCTTTCTTGGTCTTAGTAGTTTTCACTACCTTAACCTCACTTTCCCCGTCGCTCCCTAATACTTTGTCAAAATCCATTGCCTTTTCTGCTTGGGCTACCGAAGCAAGATGGGTTGGTATAATGTGGTCGGCGGCTAATCCCAAAGAAGCACCTTCGCGCCTTCGTTCAAAACCAGCGTGCCACCAAACACATTCCGCACCGTATTTCTTAATAGCGGCCTTCAATGCCGTTGCGTCACCTAAAACAAGAACATTACTCATATATACACCATCCTACGAGCGTTATGTAAAGGTAATTATTCTTCCTCGGTGCTGATTTCCGCTACCACAGCATCAACATCGGTATCGCCTTCGCTAACATCTAACCCGCCACCACAGGAAGGGCAAACGCGTTCTAATTCTAATTCTTTTAACATTGGGCGGAAAATAACCTGCTTACATGAGCCGCATTCTGTCTGTTCCGCAAGACCCATTTCTTGTAGTGTGGCGAACATAATAACATTTAGTCGCTCAATGTCTTGGCTAACAGCACGAATCAAACCCTGTTGTGTCGCGCTGAGGCGACTGATTTCAGCGACCATTTCTTTGTTAGTCATTTTCTTTGGCATTCGCATACCCCCCTTTCCAGGCTCTAAGCCCCCGTTCCCTCTATCTGCTATTGGCATATCATCACTTCCTCTATTAACACCTAATAACTAATAGGTTATAAGGGTTATCATCGGGCATTTAAACCCACAAAACCCCCGTTAATCCATTTAAGGCGTTAAGTATAGGTTGTATAGACCAACCCGCTACCAAATAATAAGGCGTTATTTTATTCACAACAAACCGTTCCGCCAAATCCCTATAACCAATTTCGGTGATACTTTCTATTTCTGATGGGTCGTCAAAGGCAATATACTTACCCTCATTGTTTAGGGTGACAAGGAAAAATGAGCCTTTTCTATACCCCTTCCCTAAGTGGCGATTAGCCCATTCCGCCGCCGCACTATTACCGGACAACACCTTATAGTCGGACAAATCCCTTTCCAATTTACCCCTCATACATAGTGGAGCGGTTTCATAATCACCACTAACTATGCCGGCAACTAACGACTCAAGACTTTGCGTTAATTCACCCTCTCCTTTCCCTTCCAACAAAGCGGTTATTGTTTGTTGCATGGCCGACTTCATTATATCGGGCATTCTGGATTGTTTCAATTCTATTCCTTTGACATAGATTTTCGGTTCGTGCGCTTCGCCTTCTGTCCATGCCACACGCCCCGCATAACGGTTCTTCGCCATGAGAACCATACGCTCGGCCCATCGTTCAAACTCAACCACGATAGGGGCCATCTGTTCATTTAAGCGAGCGTTTAATTTTTCGCCCTCTTCTGGCGACGGTATTTCAACGAAAACAGAATCGGTATGTCCATAAATCACATTATAACCTTCATCTATACACAATTGTTTTAGGTTGGATAGGGTGCGCCGACTCGTATAGGTAATGGCGGCGGCTACTTTAGGATGATACAAACCATGCTTACTATCCCCCGCGACCCCATACATTGATGCCACAAGTGATTTACAAGCATACTGCATCGTGTCCCACCGCACACGCTCTTGCACATCATCGGTGGCTTTCATGCGGGCCTTGAAGTCATTGCGGAGGTCGGTGATATAATCCATCTGTCGTATGAGCAACCCCTGCTCATCCTTTCTGAAACAAACACCATTGCCGCAATCATCCCCCTCTTCATCTAATGTTTCCCACGATATATTATTCTGTGCCGCGTTACTATGATACATGGCTTTTATATCAAAGGAACCAACGGATTCATAGATACCTGCTTCTGCTTTCATTACATCGGCCCCTTGATACGCCACCTTTTCAAATTGGGGAGTAGTCGGGATGCGGGCTGTAAAATCTGGGTCGCGTAAAGTAAGACAGGTGAACATTTTTGTTATAAAAGGCGTGGATTTAATATCACATTGGACGATGTGTTGAAGCGCAATATGATAATCCAAAGCGTTAACTGCGGCATCTAACTTTGGTAAGAGGCGAACATCTTGGCGGCAATAGTCAAGGTATGTTCCTATGTCCGAATAATAAGTATCGTGTCCATCGGCTAATTCAACCTTCTGTTCACCCAAACATTCTAACGCCACATCACCCAAACCATATCCAGGCAATTTCCCGTTTTTCAATTCCCACAATTTACTAAACGCAAGCATGAGGTCAATACAATTCCGCCCAACAATCGGTTGCGACCAATCACGAAACTCATGACGAAATCGCCGCATAGGACTTAAACTTTCGGGACTCATTTTGTTGGCCCGTAATCGTTCTGCGATTACTTTAATATCAGCACCCACAACAAACCAACCCGTAATAATATCGGGGTCATGTGATTTCATGTGCTTAACAAAGTGTTTGAGCATTGAAGCCTCATTATCAAAAGCAATTGCCGGTATGTCAAACTCAACCTCATTCTTATCTTCTGGATGATTAAGACAAGGCATAGTAAAGTATTTACCTGCCGGATAATCTGAATGAACGAACCACAAAAACTCTCGGTCTGTATATGAGTCATGCACACAAATAACCCTAAGAGCATTTGTTTCGGGGTTCCATTCACAATCCAACGACCAAACTCTATGCTCATAAGTGGGGATTGGTTCTTCTCCGTCCAACAAGCGGTCAGTTAATACACGATTTACAAACGGGATATTACATTCCCAAGTTTGGTTGATACCTTGATGATGTTTTATTTTGGTGACTTCGGCGGGGTCAGGCATTATTATTTTTGTCAACGGTTCGCCATAGACCCCTTCATAACCGGATTCTTTGCTCGCCGCATCAAGTAGGTGAGCGTCGTCGTCATGGACAAAACCATAAGGATAATAATTATTAATCGTAAGTGTCTTTCGCTCAGTATCGGCATCACGATAACGCACGATTACATTACGCCCTCTTCCCCTTTCCACTATCATAACAATTCCCCATTATGAAGTCATTACTGTTAGAATATAAGGGTTCGCTTCGGCCTAAATCCAATCGCGCTCATCATCCACTCGTTGTCCTAATTCAGCAAGTGTTTTCCCAATTCGTTCTTCGGCCAACACCACATAATCTGGGTTCAGTTCAATACCAACCGCTTTGCGACCGTTGGCAAGAGCGACCGCTATGGTTGTGCCGCTACCTAAGAACGGGTCTAAGACCACGCAGGGGACAGGGGTCGGATAAGAACAATCACAGGTTGGCCCCCATCGGTGCAAAGCAGTAATGTTTTCAATTTTGTTTTTCCGCGGCACGCGGTTTCCGCTACCGGCGAAATCATCTGAACGGTGGGCTTCTGAAATCTCCCTCTCCTTTTTCCATTCGGTGTTTTGGTAGTCACAATCGGGGCATCTATTATGTTGTGTGGGGATAAAACCGTTGCATTCGGAACAGGCTTTACCTACGGTTCGCTTGTAAGGGGCGTTACAGTCACCACAACAGCCCTGTTCGCTCGTTCCGGCTCGTATGCAGGGTTCAATCAATTCGGGTGGATATACGGCGAAGTGTGCGCCTTTGTATGGTTTGGGCGATACCCACCATACCGAGCGTTTATTTCGTTTTGTGGTATTAGTAGCATCGGGTATTTTAATTGCATCCGAATCAAAATAGTAATGTTTGCTCTTAGTTAGAAGGAATATGTATTCGTGATTCTTCGTGCATCGGTCACGCACCGATTCGGGCATACAGTTTGGTTTGGCCCATATAATATCCTGTCGCAACCACCAACCATCCTGTTGTAGTGCGAACGCGACTCGCCACGGAATACCCACAAGGTCTTTTGGTTTGAGGTCGCCACCACTTGCGGCATACGAATCACCAAGATTCAGCCATAATGTGCCTTCGGGTTTCAAGACCCTGCGAACCTCTCGGAATATCTCGGTGATGTTGGCCGTATATTGTTCCGGTGTAGGTTCAAGTCCTAACTGTCCGAACCACGCCTTACAATGCCCGCAATACGCCTGTTCTTGGGGTTCCCAATAGGCCGACTTCAATTGAAGGCTGTTGTCGTTGTTGCGGGTGTTTTCGCTTGGGCGTGTGTAACCTTCCCAATCGTGGTCGCAATCGGGATTACCGCCCCATACGATACCATCTCCGCCGTAATCACGCAACCCCCAATAAGGAGGGGAGGTTATACAAGTATGCACCGATTCATCGGGCATGGTTCTCAATACCGTTAGACTATCGCCTGTTAGTATTTTGAACGGTTCATCATTGTTTAGAACCGACACAATCTCACCCAAACCATTGAATCAAGTCACCGATGAGTATTATAGGTATAACAACAATTAGTGATGTGATGCCCAACACACAACCGAAGAAATCAGTTAGACGCATTATCATCCCTCACAATTTGTTTTATTTCTTCGCCACATTCTTTACATACACCGGAAAGTTTCAGCCACTTCACCGCGTCACACATAGGACAAATACCAACCTTAGTCATTAAACCCACCCCGCTTGATAGACCCAATCCATTGTTGAAAGTATAGCGAGAATAACAGCGAACAAACGCCAACGGTCGCCTCTTGATTTAGCCGTTCTTTCATTCTCGGCCATGTGTTGAATCAACCTATCGGTTGCTTCGCTATCCTCCTTTTTGACATACGGCATTATATCAACCCCGCCTGTAAAACGAAATCCTGTTCTTTATACGATGATGAAGAGGCAGTCGGTAATCGCGCAATCATACGAATACCTTGACCTTCGGGCCTAAAGTCTAAGAAATCAAGAATGACCTTTCCAGTATAGTGAACGAATACATTGTCAAGACCACCTTCAAATGTGGCCTCCCAATCTCCCTCGTTCTCGCTAACATTACCCAATTGTATTTCGGTGCGACCCTTTATTTCCGCACCAACAGCAACGGACAATACCTTATCCTTAGCGGTGAAAGTATATCGGTTAAGTCGCTGTCCGTTGATACTATCACAACGCAACGCTTCATACAGGTCATTGGATTCAATTATCCATGTAGCAAAGGGCTTACGCACCTCATCGTGTGGAGGGTTCATATAATATCCGGTTTGGCGGATTTGTGTAGCCCTCTTGCGGCTGTTTTCTTCCCAATCATTAAGTGTAGTGGGCGAGTTAGTAAAGGCGCGGCCCTCGCCGCCCGTCACTATTGTTGTTTGTTTTTTGCCCGACTTGATTTGTAATTTTCCCTTTCCCCCATCATATCTAAGAGTTACAGAAGTGCTGTGCATAGACAGGATTCCCAATAACTTATCAATGTCAAGTATAGGGATTGTAGCGATTTGCTCGCCCTGCGGATTGGTTGCTGTGCGCTCATCGTCACACACCGCGCTAAAACGACTCAAGGATGAAACACCATCTCGGACAAGCGAAGTGGTTGATACAATACCTTTCGTGGCTTGAAGAATACAACCATGCACCTGTGACATAGGTTTTCCGTTCACATATTGCTTTCGCTGTGTCAGTTTTAATAATCTGCTTAATCCACTATTTTCCATTTCCATTACATATACCATTTTCATTCCCCCTTTTGTTTTCGTCTTTGATAATCCAGGACTTAACTCTCGCTGAATCAAGTGTGTATTCTAATTGCTTATATCTCTTTAGATGATGGCCTGTGCCTTTGGTTGATAATTGACCCCAATGATTAGGAATATATTTATTGATTTCAACTGCGGTTTCCGACGATTTGCGCCATGTGCTAAAATAACCACCTTCTATCAATTCTAATATAGCCTGTTTGATAATCCTTTTGCGTGTCAACCCCTTCGGGCGACCACGCCGTTCATCTGCCATCACTCATCCCCTGTTTCCTTCTTTGTTTCCCATGTTAGGAAAGGCAAACCTCTCCAATCCACTTTACCACCACCAACTGAAAGAATGGTGTGTGTTTCCCCTAAGTGTTCCATGTGCCGACCTTTCATCTCTTCAATGTCTGCCTTGACAACCCATTCACCGTCTTTCAAGGATTTGTCGCCCTTGACACCGGATGCAATGTCTGCCGTTTTCATGTATCGTGTTAGGAATATCTGCTGTGAAAAACAACGCATCGTTCCCTTTTCCCATTCGGGTCTTTCACCAACGGTCATTAGAACCTTTTTGCCCCCACCATCACCGACATATTCTTTAATCTGCTTTAGGTGGAAGGTGAAGAATACCTTTGGCACACTAAGACTGTGAATACGGCCTATGGCATCACGGAATAACTGATTACGGGTTCTCCACTCTTTCTGATTGAATGAATCGCCTTCGTCTTTAATGACTCCACGCCTCAATAGAACCCCTGTCATGGCGTGTTCACACCACTTGAGGAATGTTGAGCCACCGTCAAAAATTACTGCCGCATGAGAATCTGGGTTCTCGGCCAAATCCTCGGCCAATATATTGACGAACCAATTTACCTTATCCACCAACGCAACATAATTAATTGAGTTATCCTCGTTGAAAATACTATCATCGGTTTCATCGTGGAGAGGGAGAACGGCTATGTTCTCGGCATCGGGATATAGGTAATCAACCGTTGCTTTTGCGCTGTTGTCAAAATCAAGAATGGTTATTTGTTTGCCGCTTTCAATTTCTGCCCTAAGTAAATCAAGTGCAAGTCCTGTCTTAGCGGTATTCTCACGCCCGACTAAAGCACATCTAACGGGAACGGATTGCGCCCGCTTGTTAACGAATCGGTTGCGGTAGTATGCCGCATCATAGACTGGCTTAGGAGCCGCGGTTGACGGAGCCGTGGTTGCGGTAGCACCCCAACCCGACATTAAGCATCCCACCCGTCGCCACCATCAGTAGTTGTTTCATCGGCCTCAAGTGCAATAGGGCTGATTTCATCAAAGGCCCACCACCCATTTACACTAAATCGGTATTCATCATCCTGTGTTTTCCACGGTTGACCCACAAGGAGAACCTTAGTGCCGACTGCGAAATCCACAAGGTTTTCTTGGCCCGCCGGAACATAAACTTCGGTCATTTCCGCCGTTGAAGTAATATCAAAATCAGCACATACCAAACTATACCCACCATTATCGCGGGGGTCAATATGGATAACCTCGGCACACACACCGATTATTCTATCCCACCAACCGTCTGTGCCGTTGTTAGCATCATAGAATGCGGGGATTTTATCAAGACCCGCTAAGAAATCGTCTTGTAAGTAGTCGGGCATTATGCCGCCGAAAATATCACCATCGGCCATAACAGGTGGCCCATTAAAGACCGATGCGGCGGTAGGGTCAGCAGTAAATATACTTACACCCGCTTTGGCGTAGCCGGTCAAACCGTTCTTAGCAAGTCTGAATGCGTAGGTTCCTGGAACAAAGGTTGGCACCATATCTTCTGCCGCTTTACCGCTCGCTTTGACTGTAATGGGTGTCCATTCTCCGTTGTCGCCCTGTGGCCGACCTAAGAATAACGAAGTGCGTTCACGCTCTTGGGTAGGTCGCGGTGCGCCATACTTGAAGTTGGGGTCGCCACTCGGAAAGTTAGGGTTGTTCTTATCCCAAACAATGTAGTAGTGAGTATTCGCATCCAATTCAATTGTTCCCTTTGGCAATGAATCAACCTCGGTTGTATCAGCACCCTCAACAAACATTTGCTTTAGTAGTAGCGAGGGATTAGCGGTTCTTGAGTAAGTGCCGTCATGGTTGTTCTCATAAAGCACGACTTTGCCCTGTGCCACCAATGCCTCTCGGCCATCGTGAGGTAGGTTAAGTAGTGTGGTTGTCATTTTCTTGTATAGAATTGCGCCCCAATCCTTGTATCGTGGGGCGTTGACGAACATACCTTCATAGAGGGTTGCTCCGCTACGCTTCAATGAGCGGGTATCATTTGCAATCTGTCGTGCCGCTACTCTTAGTGCCAACACTTCACAATCACCTTCACTCTTGCCGGCGTTTTCCCATTCTTTACCATGCTCGGTGAGAACGAGTGTAAGGCGACTACGCACCACTTCAACACTCGCTCCAACCGACTTGGCTACATTCTCAATCATTTTTTCATCCAATGTCATATCATCACTTCCATTTGTTCCCGTCTTTTGGGGTAATTTGTCCTACAAACTAATAGGTTATAAGGGTTATGTTTCCCCCTTTTTGGCACACAACCTAACAAAATTATACCTTACTATTTCGCCATCAACACCTGCTATCAAATCCCGTTCCGAAGTCACCGCCGCATCAATCACTTTCATTTTTGATTCGGACTTGGCCGAAGAACCGACAGCAAACTTAAACACTTGTCGGATAGCGGCTCGGACAGGGATGCCCTTTAACTCTTTCAAAGCGGATTCAAAATCGTTGTCCTTGAAAGCACGCATTAAAAATACATCACAACGAAGTGGGTCGTCAATTAATGAACGGAGAAAACGACTACGCGATTCCCCGTCCGGTTGAGCGGCATACGCCTGTAAAGCATTAATGGCGTTGCGTAAATCCCCTGTATGCGCCTTCGCTATTTGCGTCAATACGGTATCGTAACTCTCCATAACATTCTCAATTTCGGATATTTCTTTTAGCCGATGGCAAATATCATCCTGTTCTATTGCTTTGAATTGACGCAGGGTGCATCGTGATTGAAGCCACGGAGAAACCTTACTCAAATCATTACAAGTCAGTATGAAGAACCCTTGTGAGTTTTCAATCACACCCTTCAAAGCGGATTGGGCGGCGGGAGTTAATTGGTCTGCCTCGTCAAGTAAAAATATCTGCTGATAATTACCCACCCTTGACATTGGCAGTAATTCATCCTCCACAAACTCTATGCCTCGTTGCTTTTTACTTGAAGCGTTGAATACATGGATTTGCCAACCTAACTCATTAGCCAAAGCGAGAGCGACAGAAGTTTTCCCTGTTCCTGGTTCGGGGGAATAAAACAAATAATGTTGCATGACAGCACTAAAGTTTTCATTGGCAACCTGTTCCATCTCTCGGATAATGTCGGGTTGCCCCACCACCGATTGAAGGTCGGGTCTATGCTTAACAGCCCATACTGCGTTATTCATCCGATAACCCCCATACTGCGCCATATTTTGTCATACCCGTTGCGTGGGTATGTGATTGCTTAACGAAACGATTATCCCTATTGAGAAGGTTGTTTATAGAATTGGGTGAAGCAGGTAGTTTAGTAAAGCGTCTGCCGTTAACTTGTCTAACTTCATTCATTAAATCATGGTCGCAGGTTGGCCCTTTCTCCTTGATATATCTAATAGCCCCTTCACGCCATCTCGCAAAACGAAGTCGTGTTCCCTTTGCCAATTCTGGATTGTATGTTCCCTTTCTTCCACCAATGTTTTCTCTCATAATAAACCCCCCATATTTGTATTAAATAAGCCCCTCTCTATCGTTCAGTATATGCTTCACCAAATAATAAATGTCAGTCGCCACAAGCACTATGTTCTTTCCCTCGCCTTCGTTTTGTAATAACAAACTCATACCAATTAATATGCCCCGCAACTTGTCGTCGCTTATCCCTTCAACAATCTCTTTTGCCTTTACGCATACCTCTTCACGGTAAATAAAATCCCTTTCCTGTTCACTTAACCCGTCACGACTACTAATTAATGATGGGAAATCGTCAGTATATATGAGCATAGCACCCACCAACTCATCTAATAATTCTATGTTGACAGGAGATAACAAATCGTTTAATGCCTCCATTGTTTGTAGTTTATCTCCAACTAACTCGTTCTGTCTTTTGACTAAATCAAGCATCCAATCAAAGGGGTTATCTCCTAAAGTCAACTCATCCACCTGTTCATTATCATTCTCGTCAATCGGTTCCGTCATAAGTCTTCGCCATCAAATTGTGAGAGAGTCAAATAACACTTTGTATTGTTTGTGGATGAGGTCTTGTCAGTCATGCGTCGTTCCTCGGCGTTCATTTCACCCACCGACACATAGCCCGCTTTCCTTACTGCTTTTGTCCGCTTGTTCTTTTTTGTTTTCTTATCGTTGTGTTTTTTACACATGGTCGCCCAAGCCCCCATCTGTTCGGGGTCTATCACCTTGAGCGACGAATGGTATGGGCGGACACCGGAACCACGACAACCCTTTTTGCCGAAGCGGGAAAACATAGTGAACCAAGAAATCGTGACGCCCCTTTTGGCGGCATCAGCGAACATAATATATCCGCCGTTTTTGTGGTTCGTCTGTGTGATGTCAGTTACGGTGAACGGCCCGCGTGGTAAAAACTCTCTATATATGGGGGGTAGCATTTCCCTCATTTCATTAGTAGCAATCACCTGTCCGATTTTAAATATACAACGCTTTGTCATGTTTATTCCCCCTGTCTTGTAATTAACCCTGTAATTATTTGGTTATAAGTCTTTCTAAACGCAGTTAACGGAAGCAACAACCTATGTATATCGGGTTATTTTCATGGGTTGTTTGCGACCACATTTCGGGCATAAAATATCACTTGTGCTAAACGGGCTTTGGTATAATATAACCCATTTCGTTCCACACCTAATATCACCTTTATTCGTTGCCAAACATTCAATGCTTACTTCGGTTATTTTACTCATTTCATTCACCCGCCTTTTCGTTATAGTCGGGATGCTCTTTCGGCAATCGGTGTTGTCGTCGCTTACCCAAATTAACAAGTAATTTTTTGACATTAGCACCGGCTGTATTGAACCGCTTTAGTGCCACCGCGTCCCCCGCGGGAACCATGTCACCCTTAACGGCTTCAACATCTATATTGTTAAGTATATGTTTTATCAATTCGTATTCTGCATGAGTCACAGTTTTCGCCCGTCTTTTGTGTATGGTATCACCCAAACAACCCTCAAACTAAAAGGGTATAAAGGTTGTCATTCAATAGATTCGGCTTCCCTAATACAATGTAGGCAAACATCACTATCAGTAGGCAACACGCGCACACGACCACAGGGGGAGCATTTAATCGCCTTCGCCTTTTCGTTTGGTGTCATTACCGTAGTAGTGCGTGTAAGTATAATATCCTCCTTGTTGCGGATTAACTCTCGGTCAATATCATAGACGGCGTGGAAAGTTTCACCACCGATTACATTTTCCACTTTCTCCCGCCCGATTTGAACCACTTGAACATTCTTACACATGAGGGATGATAGACTATGGGGGGAGGGGACGGTTCGTATTGATTTGTGTTCTGCAAGCAACGAAGCCATCCCCTCTTTTGTCATTGCCCCGTTCTCCCACAGCAGGTCAATGATGATGCGGCGAATGCGACGATTGTTAGCACTCATTTGTATTTCCCACGACATGATATTTATTAAGGCTATTGAATACTTACATATATCAATCATCACTAATACTTAAATACATTGATGAGTTAATGAAACCATCATCGTCGGTGGCATCAGCCGGAGGGTATCGTTTAGTATTCAAACCACTTTTTGAATACTCTTCACCATAATACCATTGACTTATTTTATCAATTATAAAAACAAGAACCATACAAAAGAACGGAGCGGCCAAACAAACAAATGGACTTATAACCAATCCTTCACCCCCTCCTTTCTCTTTTTCACTCCTTTCGGTAAAGATTTAATATCCTTACTTCGTATTTGGTTCGCCACTCTCGCATCATCGTTAACGATGATTTGCCAATAACAATCACTTGAACGAAATGGGGGGGGAACCTCATTTGTTGTTTTCTTTTTAGGCCAATCCACTTTACCCTCACTAACTTTCAAACCATAGGTCAGAACAGCATAAGCGTATTCATCCGGTAAAGTCATAGCAACCTTAGCCAAACGACGGTGTAATTCTATATCGTCGGTTTGGTTTCTCTTAATAAAAGCATAAGCGAGAGGGAGGGGGATTGTTTCTATTTGCGTCTTTGCTCTCACTCGGTCTTTCCACCGAAGCAGGGCTACTGCATTACGATAGAAAGAACGATTGGGGCGATTGAGGGATTGATGGATAATGGTTATCGCCTCGCTCTTTGAAGTTAAGCGGGGCAACTTATCCACCACGACAACCAAACGGAAAGCGACTAATGGCGACCACTCTAAAATATCTGTTTCGGTAAAGCGGCGTGGGTTGCGAAGTATGTATGTTCGCTCCGGTGCTGTTGGGGGGTATTGCATAACCCTATCCATAACAATTGGGTTCTCGCCCAGGAAATCGGTATCGTCGGCAGTTAAAATAATTATTCCCAATCACACACCCCTTCTTCAAGAATATAATTTACTAATCGTTTGTATTGTGCGATACTAAAATACCATACCTCTCTAACGACTTTGGGTGTGATTTCATAACGACCATGATACCATTTTAACCCATCATCTGTTAATAGAGGCAACAACTCATCCTTCTGCATCAATTCTAATATCTTAGGAAACTCATTCCGATAAATCGGTTTGGTAGTTAGTAGGCGGTTGCTACGCCGCCACTTCACCGTCTTACCTCTCTTATCGTCACTCATTCGCTTACCTCAAAGTCGGCTTCAATAATATGGGTTGGTGCTTTCAATGCCGCAAAGTGTAATTCCACTTGGTCTAACAATTCTGGATGCGGCGCAAGCACATGAACAAGTGCGCCCATCACACTACCTAATTGTGCTTCGGCTAAAAGCAATTGTGATTCAACGCCGATTTCCTTTTTCAATTGCCCCACTAACTTTAGTGATTGGTTGGCTTGACCTGCTAACTTCGTTGCATCGTGAATCCACTCGGAAGTGATTTCCCCTTCACCTCGTTGTTGTTCTAACTCATCAAGCCACGATACTAAACGAACCACAATCCCTTCGGCCATATCAAGCGTGCTGATGCTCTCCTGTCGCAATTTCTCAATATGTGCCGCCTCTTCGGGGTCATATTGGATATGGTTATCCATGTGTTCGTCGCAGGTTCCCTGCGGCCAATTGTGTTTTTTCTCCAAATAAGCGGGTGCTATCTCATCGTTCTTAATTCCCAATTCATATTCTTTCATGTTTGAGTTATCACAAAAAGGACAGTCGTTTGATTCTAAGACCCAACGCAATGTTTCAATGGCGAAGGCGTCCTGTTCGCGGGCCAACCGGCGTTCTATTTCAATCCGTGTTTTCATCAGCGTCACCTCTCTCTTCGTCGTTGAATGATGCTAAGTGCTTTTTTTCCCTGCGTCTGTGGCATTCTTCCACATCATCATACAATTTTGGATATTTCATTATTGATATATCCAATATCCTTATTGTTTCTAATTGACATACTACCTTATCCAATCGCTCTATTTCGGCAATCAATTCTTTTTTCGTTTTATTTAGCATTTTAATTTTCACCTGCCTTTTTATTATAACATTCTAAACAATATATTCGGCTATGCAAAACTTCGGTTTCTTCCAACAGACAAATTAGGTGACATTCTGGACATTGATAATCAGCCATTAACGCACCCCCCCATACCATTCTTCGTCTTTCACTAACGCCCATAAAGATACCCGTTTGCTGGATGCTAATGTTCTTACATATACTTGGCCCACGATTTCAAATCGCGGGTCACGGTGCAATACCTGTCCGAATGCTCTTGGGGTTTTGGGCGCACAAGACCTTGATTCGCGGAGCGGTGTTCCGTTTAGTAATACTGCCCCATCTATTAATTCTGATAATGTCATTGGTTTGTTTTTTGTGCGCGCATAACGCCACATTGCATCTCTCGTTCTTTTGTGTTTCAATTTAAGTCCCATCGTAAAACCGCCTCCTTATCATCAAGTTTTTTGTTCTCTAATATCCGCAACCAAGTTTCAATACCCAAACGAAGAAACTCACTACGGGTCATACCGGCCTCTTCTGCCATTTTATCAATTGTGTTTTTCATTTCTTTTGTTAGGCGGAATGATACTAACCTTCCAACATCGCGTCTAACTCTATATGTCAGTATTGTTTTACTATTTGGCTCCATCAAACACCACCCTTGCCCCAAGAAATTACTTGTTCTTTCGCACTCAAACTACCCTTAATAGGCTTGGGTTTAGGTGTATTCGCATTAATATAACCAATACGGCATAGCATCCCTTTGCGACCCCTGCCGGTTGATTCCGGTTGAACCTCCTTATACCATTCCTGGCCTTCAAGGTTTTCAATAATCCAACGCTTCGCTGATTGGTAATCCCCACCCGTCACCATTTTACTAACCTCTTTAACAAGGGTGGATTTCGGTAAGTCTTTCATCCAAAAGGTTTCACGAATTAATAGTAAGTCGGCATCCATTACCCGTCGCCTCATTTTCAAAGACTGGTTAAGGATAATACGCAAGGTATCATCAAGCGTGACGATAAGCGGTTGCCCACCTTTCCATTCGTCTTTCATCATGTGGTAGCCAATAGCAAGTCGGCGGAACAAGTCAGCCTCAAAAGAGCGCACATCGTCACGCTGAATCCACTCTCCTATTTCTTCGTCAAATATAACACCCGTCGGTGGTTGGGCTATTATATCATCCATTCGTTGTTTGAACCACCGTTTAATTTCAATGGCGTGGTTAGCCAATACAACCCGTTCTTCGGTTGTCATGTTTGATTGCCGGTGTTGTGCCTGTTTGAACAACCGTTCTTTTTCCGGCGTCATTTCAATATCAATGATAAAGAATCGGCGGTCAAGCCCGCTATCCAATTCAAATCGGGCCGGTTGTGTTCCCGCCCAAACAGTATAGCGAGTAGTATAACGAACCCAACCCGCTTTCATTGATTTTTGAACCCTACCATTATCAAGTGAAGTCAACAATTGGTTTTTCATATCCATAGAATGGTCTTTCTTTGAAGCGTCGCTCATACTACTAAACTCTTCAAAGCCGAGAAACCCGCCGCACATTTCACGCGCAAGTGGTCGCCCTGCTATTTGTGAATCTTCGTTCAAGGAGCCAAACATACCTGCTTCTGTCACGCTGTTCGGCCCCATCATTGTTCTAAGACCCTGCCCCAAATCTGCGTCGGGAGAATATAACAATCCGGTTCCCTCCGCTAAGAACATCAGAATTAGAATGGATTTACCACTACCCTTTGTTCCGCGAAGCATTAAATGAATCCGTGTGTCCGGCAATTGCGACATAGGCGTATAGATTGGTGGGCCGGTATGACGCAACGGACAAACACTAATTGTAAAATCGGTTTCATCAACATAGGGTGATTCTGGGTCAAAATCACACCGACTACATTTGTTGACCGCATTAAATAAATGCGCCCCAATTGAACAAATGAAAATCGGTAATTTGTCTGCTACATCTATGTAATGGTTGCCTTCGGCAAAATCCGTCACGGCCGAAAATATATCAACAACTTTTGATTTCTGACTCATTGCCACATCACCCCCGTATCATTATTTATTTTGACGCCGGTTTCGCGCGCCATATTATATCGCACCTCGTCCGAACCCGCCTCCATTTCATCGTGTAACTCAAGCAAAACATTTTCTATTTTTTGTGCTTCTTCATCATCCATTTCCAAATCAAGATAATACCCACAATACTTGCTTAAGGCATATTGCGCGTCTTTATCTATGTTTGGATTTGATTTGTCATGGGCGGCACAAACAACGACAGAAGGTTCGTTTGTCATTAAACTAAATAGATAAGGGAAAACCCAACATGGTTGGTTCATCATCAAATCCTTTTGCAACTCACTATCTTCGGTGAAGTCATAGGTCACATATTCTTTTTGGTTTATGTCAAGGAACGCCGCATCATTTGTATATTGTTGAATCGTGGTCGTAGTAAGCAAAGTAAAGTTGTTGACACCAAGACCGATTAGGCCGTCTAATGTATCACGCACCACACTATACGAATACAACCACGCGTGGGGGTTAGCATCCGGTCTTGCTTGCAACGGAAACCAATTGGTGACACGCAAAACATACACGACCTTATCCACTTTGTTTTTTATTCGGTATAAAATCCAACCTGGGTGCATAGGTTCGGGAATAGTATTGAATGCTTCAACAGAATGAAGTCTTGAACAAAGGTATGCTATCGGCTCGGCCTCGCCCACACAACTCATTATGGTAAGAAAACCGGCGTGGCCCTGTTCACCCTGTAATCCCACCAACAAAGTTGCGTCCTCACTCGGTTCGGGCTTGCCATCAAGCCAATAGAAATCAATATCATTATGTCGCTCAAGCATTATTATTCACCTGCCATGTTTTCGGGTCACTTGACTTAACAACCAAAGCACGAATACAATTCGTTTCGTCACGCATTTCCATCCATTGGCCCTCTTTCGCATTACGCGCCCATTGACAGAATCTCTTAAAATCCCATAACTGCGCCGCGTCAACAACCGGCTTCATAGCCGACACTAATGGATTAACGCCATCAAAGACAATTCTCTTCAAGACACCGTTTTCTGTCAATACTACAATCCACTTACTCATGAATCCAACCCCTGCACTTTACCTTTTTACCGCACCAAATACAATGAACCTTTACTGTCAACATTAGATTCTTTGTCTGCTGGATGGTTGCTGATTCCGCGTAGTTATTCAAATCCTTTGTTAACCCATCAACTACAAAAAGGTGTGAATCTTGGCCGGCAGGTGATTGGTCGCAAACCCCTTTGTCGCTCATTCATCCACCGCCCAATGTCCTATCAGCGTGTCGCATTGAAAACAACGCAATTCATTGTTCTCTCCAAAATCCATCATCCATTGGATGCTTAGACTTGTTTCCCCACACACTCTCCGATTCTTACAGGCGATAGCACCATCACGACTACGCGTGACTATATTACCATCCGGCAACAAACTAATTCGTATTTCCATTTCTCCTTTATTATTTAATTTTTCACTCTTCATATCTATTCCCCCTTTGTCACTAAATATACCTTATGACTATTTGCTTTTAATTCTTTTTGTTGTTCAGAAAGAATTGAGAAAGAATTAATCGCTTGACTGCGAGCCTGTTTGGTTAATTCTTTTATTTCTTCATTAGGTTGTTGGTTAGACCTACTAACTAAACTACCTTTGAAAGAATAAAAGAAATAACCTAAACGCTTGACTGCGCCCTTGTTATTATTTCTGGACAATACTGAAAGAGGAAAAAGAATTAATTTACCCCCCAATAATGGAGAAATCGTGCAACTACTGCACATTAAAAATCCCTCCCCGCCCACTTCTGAAATGTTAACTCATTTTCTAAAACCCATAACTTAGCGGTATCTTCCTTGATGAAATTATGAACCTTACAAACAGATGAGATAATTCCTGGTGTTGACTTCAAAATCTGACCTACCTCTTTTGTTGAGCCGGTTAGATTTAATTTGTCTTTGATGCTGTCGCTCGTCAACCCCAATGGATGCTCACGCAACAGGGCGACCATTCGCAATCGTATTCGTATATGCCTTCGTGCCTTCATATCCATTCCTCACTTCTATTTTCCAATTGACAGACAGGGCAAACATAACATGATTCATTACTTAAATCCGGTTTCATGCTGACGCCATGACGGGCGCAAACAGGCTCGCTCTCGCCCTCACCGGACATACTCTCGCACCCCATACCATGTTATAAACATTGTGTTTTGCTCTAAAATCATTGTTTTTCATCCCCCATATACGGCCCTAATCTCTTGACCTGTTTCTTGAATAACGCCCGAACCACAAAGCCCCAAAAAGCACATTCAAGGATTGTCAATAAGAGAGTAACACCCACTAACATTTCAAGGTTCACGCCTTCACCTCCACGCTTCGGGTGTATGGTTTGCATGACGAATACCGTTTTTCTCCACAATGTTCGCAATCCCACAAATCAAGTCTGCGCCGAGCAATTGGTGTCCAACCATAGGAAATGTGCCATCCCGTATTGAGCCATTCATGCTCGCACCCCTCTTCGCGTTTTTGTTCCAATTCTTTTTTGCGTTCCTCAAGCAAATGCTCATGGTGTGCTTCAAGACTACCGTTAAGGTATGCTCTTTCATCCGAAGTATAACCGCCTCTCATTCCATCACCTTCCAATTTTTAGACATTTCTTTAATAAGGCGCATCATCTCATTAACGAAATCAACAGCCATTTCTTCATCCATGTTAATTACAATATATTTTGTGAAATCAACGGTTGAACCACTTGGACAACCTGCCCCGAATTGAATAGAAACCTCAGTCACCATCTCGGTCAAGTAGTCACCGCATATAGGACAATGCAACACATCACTTGAGGGGTCATTATAAAACATACCCCAATTCTTCACCAAGCCATCAAACAGCCCTTGTATGGTAGCGTCTTCTTCCACACAATCTTCACAAGTTAATTTTTTATCCTTCATTCAAGCATCACCCCTTTCATCTAAGTCTTTACGGTAATTTCGTATTACTACCGCATATTGCTTCATCATATCGCGATATTTGCGAGTTAGACCGGACACACCACCCGAAGGTTTGTTCCCCACCCACGGCCACGCTTCAAGCATCAATGCCTTTAGGTTCTCATTTTGCTCTCTCAGCCGAGCATTCTCCATCGTGATTTCGTCTATCCGGTCAAGGTAAGGGGTCGGGTCAACTCTAATGTCGCTCATTGTTCATCACCGCCTTCATCCATAATATCATTAAACAATACCATGAACCGTTCCAATAGGTTTTTTCCGGTTCCCTTGATACCAAAATACTTTTTCACATTGGTTACTTTCCAACCGCGAGTCGGTATCACACCATGATTACAATACATTGTCAAATCGCGCTTACTGACAATAAGGTTCCAAATTGCTTGGCCCATCGGAGAGCCATTAACCGTCATAATTTGTTCACCTCTTTCAAGTGCTTCTGCTTCGGCTTGTAATTCTTGGATGAAAGGCGAATCTAAATCGTAAGGCTTTTTCGCACTCATTCAAACACCCCCTTCATTACCTCTTCCCATTCTAATTTTTGTATTTCTGTCCAATTGCTGTAATTCTGCAATCGTGCGCTATCCTTTATTTTCTGTGACGACCCCTGTTGGTCTTGGCTATTGTTTCTGTTCTTTTTCCTTGTCATGTTTATTCCCCCTGCTCTAATTTATCCTAAACCCTATCTCCTTTTAAGTCTTTCGCTACGCAGTTAACGAAAGCAAGAATCAAGCGGTGTTTGGTAGTCATACTTGAGTAAGTAATCTAAAATTGATGCTATCATTCCCGAAAAATCATGTTCGGTTCCGTCACCATCACCCATCCTGTTGTATAGGGCAGGTCGTTCCTGTATGCGTAGTGGCAAATTACCAAAATACCATATTGGCGCATGGCCGGTATGTCCTTTCGGTGCTTTGTTTTTGAATACTGAATAATAATCATTACCCGCTTGCGGACATATAACAAATACCACCCTATTGTCGTTGTGATTGACGAAGGCGTAACCACCGTTTTGCCTTCCCGACCCTGTTTCAACAGGGTATGTTTGAATGGTGATGCTATCAAGCAAAAGCATTGTATCAGCCGCTTTTATGAAAAGTGATTCAAAGACGATTTCCGCGTCATTGTGAATACGCTTTATTCTGAAAGACTTACTCATTCCTCTTCACCTCCGGTGATAATAGCCTCTCCTTCATCGGGCATCATCAACCACGATACATCACAAACGGCTTTCTTTTCAGCCTTGAGCGTGGATTGACATTGAACATCAAACTCACCCCAATCATCCGGCCAACCATGAACGGCGGCATTATCCACACACACTTTACGGAATAAATCTGTCACCGCTCGTATTATTCTATTAGCGGGCGGGCTATCAAGAAGTGATGCCTCTTCGTTAGTAGTAAGGTGAAACTTAAATTGGATTTTGTTTCCTTTAATTACAGACTCCCCCACTCTAAATGAGAACAGCCTTTTTCCTTCGCTATTATTATAATAGCATATCCATCCTGTTGTATGAACAAAATTACCGTCTTTGGTGGGTAAGTTTAACCTGTCCCAATCCACCCATGTTCTCGCTGATTTACCGCGCAATCTCGGTGCTTTCTTTTTTATTATTTCGTTTTCATCAACGGTGTATAAGACGCCTTCGTAATTCGTGTCTTTCAACCTCTCGTTCATATCATCCACTAATTCACGAAGTAGTGCCTTTTCTTTAGCCAATAATGAAGTGCCGAATATGAATCGTGTCGCACACCCAACCGGCCATTGATTAACTGATAACACCGTCTTTGATTCTTCATAACCAAAATATAAATCATCTTCGGGCATTTTATTACCCCAATAATCAGTCGGCCTAAAGCCCGCATTGACTAATTGTTGTTGCAACAACAATGCTCTTTCTTTACTAAAGTTTTGTAATTTATACCCGATTGTTACTGCTCGCCATGCTTTTCGTTCCATTGTGCTTTCACTATCTCCATCCATCAGACAACACCCCCCGCATCGTATTCAATTTCATTTAACCAATCGGCAAAATCATCCATAAATACTATGAAGCGTTTATCCATTTTCATTTCTCCTGGTTTTTTATTTAGCGTCTTGGCAAACCATGACATAGTGCTATTTGTGACTGAAAGTTTGATACCATCCAATCCGTGTTCTGAACCTGCTTGTCTAAGGTGATAGCCCGACGGCATACTCTTTGTCTTACTGTAAATAGGCTTTGCCGACCACTTAAAGGGGCCACCTAACCACGATGGGGCATTTACGACATGGCGTAATGATACTTGCACCCCAAATCCGTTACCCAACATGAAAGTCATTTCTTCGTTCATTCAACCACCCCCTCAAAATTATTGACGATATTTTCCGCATTTTCAATTAATATCCGAGCCTCTTTCTCTTTCTCTTTTTCCCTATTGACCCTATCCGCCCATTCTCGTTGTCGTTCATCAATATAATTTTCAATCCATTGCACATTAAGCCATTCGTCAAGGTGTTTTTTGTCAGTTAGTAATTGATTTGTTATTTTGGTATGTTTTTTACGAAGGTTAAGGTAGTTATCCACATTAAGATTGATATATGCTTGTATGTAATGGTAATTCGGTATGAGGATAGAACGGTCTATTTTGAATTGGTTTTTGAAAAGGTGCATCTTCGGTGTGCTATCCCTCATATATAACAAACGGTTATATGTATGATTTCGGTATATAGTATATCCATTCTCTTCAACATCTTCAATACTTCGGGGATAAACACGCTCATTATTATTATCCTTTTCAACCCACCACGAAGTAATAATCCTAGTGTTTATCACAACATCTCGCCCTTCTGTTGAACCAAGATTATTATTATTATCAAATACCCAATCTTCTAATGATTCAATCTCTTCGGGTTCTGGGAAGGGAGTATTACGGAAATTGACTCCGCCTTTCTTTCCACTTGTAATATAATTCACGCGTGGGTGTTTCTTACGCATTTCAATAGTGTGTTTAAGATAGGCCGGCCTTCTATCATTCCCTCGCGCCGCAGTTATTGCGAAGTATTTAGCCCAAGCCTTATTCCAAGCGATTATTGATGTGGTGTTGGTGAAGTCATAATCCGATGGATTGATGGTGATATTGTTATGAGTATCTTTGACGCCATTTACCATAAGGTTCTCAATGATATGCCACTTATCCTTTTCGTTCATGTCCCAAGAATAACCACCCAAACTCATTCGCTCACCTCCAAAAACGGGCCATCGTCTGTCGCACCTTTCGTAGCCACGCTTATATCGCTTGGTTCCCCTTCGTAAAGACCCATCTCTTCGCAAGCACCACATTGGGTTGCGCTGTCGTTGAACCTTATATCCAATTTCAATCCATTATATTCTATTTTCATATCATCACTTCCTTTTTTTGTCCTCTCGTATTTTGTCCTAACACTACTGGGCTTATAATCCTTCCTATAACGCAGTTAACGAAAGCAAGAATTAACATTTCCGATTCGCCGCTCATATTTGCCCAAGCCCCCTCAAAAACTCTCCGATGTCGTCATGAGCAAAGTATTCTTCGGCCAAATCTAACGCCTGTGTAATGTTATCACAATCAACGAATGTTGGGCCACCACATGAAGGATATTTGAACCAATTATGCTTACAGCCTAATTTACCATCGTGATATTGAACCCCCCAATGGTGATGATTTTTTGTCTTTCGTATTGGCGTGATTATTACAACCCCAACCATACCGTCGTGCTTTTCAATTTTCATTGCTCTCATTCCTTCACCTCCAATACTATACCGTATTCCTGTTCTAAACAATCCAAACAAATTACCTCATCTTTTTCGTTTTCTCTTATACTTTTAGTGGGAGAATTAACGACTTTGAATATACCAAACTTATAATCACAAGCATTGCCGCATTCACAACGAGGCGTCCCTGTTTCAGTCATTATTCATCACCCTCCTTTTTGTCCTCAACGCCGAAGAAATCCGGCATAAGTAATTCCGCCGCCTTCTGTGATTTGGCCGCCGCTTTGAATATGAAATCAACCCCACCATCCTTCGCATCACGAATCTTTTTCATCCATGATTGGAGGTATGCCGCATGATTTTCCAAGCCCTCTTCTGCCATTTTATTTGGTATGGATATGGCCGCACAAAGCAATGCCGCACCCATCTCCGCCACTAATTCTTCGTGAGCATAATTTTCACTACCGAACATACCGGACATATCGCGATTGAGTCGGCCTGGATTTCCTGTCCAATGAGTCAATTCGTGAAGAATGGTTGAGAGTCGTCCCTCAATCGTCTTGAAATCATCACGCTTCGGCACTTGAACGAAGTCGCCACTAACCCTGTAAAAAGCCTTGCCGCCTTTCTCTCGGAAATCAACACCATTCATTTTGATAATCTCATCCACTTCGTTTTCAGCCTTGATTCTTCGCTTACCCTTGAGAGTCTTTGTCGCCTTTGGTTTTGGCAACGGTGGCAACCCTGTTTGGTCGCGATTGAATACATTGAACCAATCCATCATAGGTATTTTCTTGAAAGAATCGGGGTCGTCTTTGTCGGGGAATACAAGCATATTCCAATAGATAACTACCGTTGATTGTTGAGCCTTTTTGATACCATACCACTTGGTCGGTTTTTTCCAACGCTTACCGTCTTTGGTTTCAGCCCATTCCCATTCACCGTTCTTAATCGCGTGTGAAGTAGCAATCTTTTTCCATTGATTGAAGGTTCCCCATTCATTTGATTTGAAACCTTTGTCCATTGCTTCGCTTATTAACCACCAAACATTGATGCCGCGATATGGCTTTTTAGCGGCTACACGCATAGGCAGACCACCAACGCCGCCTTCCCACGGCTTTTCCCACGGCCTAACGCCCTTTTTCATTTGCTTGATTATAGAGTTAGCAACCTGTTCTTTGATTTGCGCTCGTCGCTCTCGCTTGCTGTATTTCGCCTTTCCTTTACTCTTTGTCTTTGTGCCGGCCTTTGCCGCGCCCTGTCGGGTCTTTGTCTGTGTTTTATTCTTTGTCATTTTATCACTTCCTTTTTATTTTTTGTTCTGCTCCAATATCTCTTCGCATATATATCCATTATACCACTACTATTTAACCTTTTCTGAACGCAGTTAACGGAAGCAAGAAATGGATTTACCATTAAAAAAATCCTGGTCATTCCCCCACCCCACAACATTTTCCACATCGGGCTTCACCTGCCTCTTCGTCATACCACCCATCCACGCCATCTAATTCGGGCATAAACTTGAGTCGCAAACTGCGCCCCGTTCCATCGTTCATTTGTAGTAATTCGTAACGGATAGAGTTTTCAAGTCGCTTCGGTAATTTGCGATTGTGAAATCGTGCCATATTTATCGCCTCTATATCCTCTTCGGGTGTCCACGCAGTAAAAATAACATGAAATATACATGACGGCACTTGAATATCACAAACAGGACATTTGAAGTTTAATTCCGCAATCTCTAATCGGCCCCGTCTGCGCTCAAAGAAATATCCCAATTCTTCGGGTGCTATTTTTTTATCACCCTGCGGGCCTCGCGGGGGTATATTTTCAAAAGTTATTCCCATATTAATTTCCTCCCCATTGTTCAGCCATTGCTTCGGCAAACCCTTCAAATGTGATGCTTCGCTGTTTCCATCTGTCGGCTGACGGGCCAATATAATATATCCGGCATCGTTCTTTCATTGGTAATTTTTTCGTTTCCGCTTTCAAATCCGATGTGGGTTTGAGTGGGTCTAAACCCTTGAGCCAAAGACAGGTCGCCTTCGTTTCTAAATGCCCAAACATATACGGTTGAATTAATTGAGTATATTTAAGACCACCGATACGCTCTATTGCGTATTTATGGGGTATTGGATTCTCAATACATATTTTAGGAATATCAACATTGAGTAAGTAATTGAAGAAGTCGGCCGCTTCATCAAGGTCGTTCCATCTATCGGGGTCTTTATGCAACCACGATACACCACTATTAGCAAAATATGTGCATGGGGGGTGGGCTATCAATAAATCCCATTTTAGATTCATGGCGATAACTTCGCGAATATCATTTTGAAAATGATACGGCGAACCATCATCAGCAGGGAGCAAATCACAAGACCAAGCATTGTGGCCCCTTTTTCTAAACGCTTCGCGAACAACACCACTAAACTCACACGCAACCAAAACTCTTAACCTCATAGTTCACCACACATCCCCAATTTTATTTGTTCCTCAACAGTCCAATAGACCCACTCGGCCCATGTATCATTGAGGAAATAATCTTTTTGCTCGCCCTCTTTGAATGGTCGGATTTTATACCATACTTCACCTTTAACCCATCTCCAATCAATTTTCTGACCTTCACCATTAGGGGAATATCGCCCGTTTGAGAAGTTCCATAATGTTTGATGAATAACCGACCCATCGGCCCAATCACTAAAAGCGATTTCAACCATGCGTTCTGGGGTATAGGCTTTGGCATTAATAACCAATTTTTTCCAATTATTAGGGTTCATATCAACCTTCATTGTTCATCACCTTCAACCTGCTCCCATTGTTCAAAAATGTATGTCGGCGTTTTTATTCTGTATAATAATATCATATTTATTCCCCCTCAAATCTCGTATAGTGAAAAGTTCCAAGCATTACCCAATTCAAAGTAATAACCGCATTCCCGCAACACAATGTTCAATTCCTCTCTCAATTTCCATCTATTGCGGTCGCCATAATTCAAAGCCTCATAGACTGCCCCTTCAAAGGTGCAGGTAATCGTATCATCATTGGCGTATTCGGTATAGTCGCTGGCCTTAATGTCTTTGATAATATATTTTTTGCCATTCTGCCAAGCCCACGCTTGATTATTAAAGTAAATGCGGGTATCAGCAATGTGGGGTGAATTATCCCAAGAGTATTCTTTGCTCATCTTTTTGAATACGGCTTCAATTTTTTGTGCGATTTTGTATTTTCTCATTCTATCGCCCCCCGAACCCGAACATTTCATTGAAAAGTGCATTTTTGAAATCCTGTGCGGCATCACTACGGTTTAGATGGCTACCATCAGAATATCGCCTAATATCATCATAATACTCAAGGCAAAGAAAGTTCTCGGCATAATTTTCCATGAAGGTTTTATGCGCCCCGCATAGATTAATTCCCGCGCCATCCCACCAATCGTGATAACGGTATTCAATTCGCCCGCCGTCGTGAAATCTGATTTCATCGGATGGCCCGCCGTATGACAATTGGTATCGCCAATAACCATAAATCTCGTCGCAATCCTCTTCGGGATATTCTTCGTCGCAATCGCACCAAGTATGAGGCTTGACATAATCAAGGCATAAACCGTATTCATTCGGTTCCCCATCCTCTTCGGGCTTATACCCCTCTTCGTTGTATTCCTCTTCGTATTCACCTTCGTTAAACTTTACGAAGTCTGTCATTCTGCTATCCCATCGGTCATTGATTAGGTCAGCGCATTTCGGTTGTTCTGATGCCCCCTGTTGGACTTGGCTATTCTCTTTGTTTATTTCATCTGTCATTTTTATTCCCCCTGTTGATTCTCCCTCACCTTACTACTATTTAACCCCTTCGCAACGCAGTTAACGGAAGCAAGATTCCTGGTGATTTTGTAAAAAATTAATATCTGTGGCGTGTCATACATTCGGTATCGGATTTGCCATGTATGAGGCTGTCGCGCAAAAGACCATTTGATATATCGCGTGTGCGGGTTTTCCCATTTCCCACAAGTAAGAATTGTGTCCGGCTTCATATTAATTCTCCCCCTTTTTTCTGATTTTGTCGTCCGGTTTCATGCTGATAGGAATTGTTCCTATATCTAACTCTAACTCTCCCCAAACATTTATCCGCTTTGGGATAGCGGGGTCGGACATTAATTCGTCTTTGAATAATACCTTTTCACATTTGACGCAAATTAATTTCAAATCGTTGCCTTTGGTGGTTCGCGTGAGTCTTTGTGAGGGTTTTAATTTCCTTACCCCTGCCATCGGGAAACGACTACGGTTTCCGCACCGCTCGCACTTTTGGGGTAGTAATGGTCTTTCATTCTCCATATACACACCACCTGCTACAATCTCGGCAAATAACAACGGTTGTGATACGACCCGCGACCAATCTCTCAACATGAGCGCAAGACAATTCCGGCGGGAAAACTGGATTCGCACAATTACAACCATAGACGAAATGCCCGCCATGCGAGCCGACTTTTCGTGGCCCTATATTTATGAAGTAATCTTTTTTTGATACACTTTTCATTTTGTCAATCATCAAGCATCACCCCATCTTTGAATACGAAGCCGCTCGCCCGACAATTCGGTGACATTAAACTTCGTGGGCGCGAACCCAAGTGCTTCAACCTTGACATACATTTGTTTTTGGCGCAACCCCGTTGGATATGTGATAATTCTCCAATTTGAGAGTTTAGTGACTTTGATATTGAAAATCTCACCCTGTTTAGCGTTATGTTCTTCGCCTATGACTTCGGCAACCTCTTTCAAAACCTGCTGTGTGGTTTTGTATTGATTACGGCCAAATACCTTATCCCTGTGTTTTTTATATTTTTTATATTCATTACGATTCATAATTTCAAGCCTCCCTTATTGTGTGGCAATAGGTTGTAGTTTCTTCCATTTCATATTTTGGCTCAAGCAATTTACGAAGGGGCGTGACATAATCCGACCCCATATAACTCGCCTCACCATTACTACTGAACAAATCATAGAGAACCCCACCATCATATACTAAGTGGAGCAAACCTTCAACCGGAACATCGTGATAAGTGATATTACCCCCGCGACCTCTTGAAATCGGGTAAGAAAAAGTGTTTTCAAATAATCGGCAACCACTTGACATACCGTTAAGCCCTTCGTCAACCCTTTTCACCCCATCATCGTCAACCCACTTAAAAGTAAATCGCTTGTGTAAGTATTTCCTAATTTTCTTGGCTAACCTTTGTGCCTTAGCGGGTAGGTGTCCAATGTGGAAATCCTTATGCCATCCGTCGTCAATTTTATTATCGCTCATGGTTTCACCCACAAACTCAAACAACGGCCGCATCGGTAATATGGTAATTTATTCTTTGTGCGCTTGAGTAAATCCTTGTTGAGAACCGGCTGTTCACATTCACACCTTAGCGGTGCGATACCGTGTTCATTGACACAATCGGTTTCCCAAAGTGTCGGCTTTTCTTTTGTTGACCCCTGTTGGTCTTGGCTATCTGTGTTTTTTACATCTTTCATTTTTTCACATCCTGTTTTGGGGGTGGTTGTTTGTGTTCCCCCTCTCACAATTAGTCCTTGTTTTCCAAGTTAATAAACCTTTCGCAACGCAGTTAACGGAAGCAACGGGCATTAATCCTTATATTTTCGCATTATCTCACCCCACTTTACGCGATTCACGATAAGCGATTCGTCGCCCTTGAATGAATCCTTCTTCTTGGCGGTTGCCCGCTCAATGTTGATAGTCATACCGAGTCGTGGTATATTTGCTGATGATGAGAACCATTTTAAGTCGCCCTTCGCGCTACGCATGAGAACGATTGTTCCGTCGCCATACATAGAATTATAACCACGCGTCATTATAACTTCGGCTTCAATGCCGCCGATTTTATCTCCGATTTCGGCCGGATATGCTACCGTATTTTCAGTTTTCGTCTTTGCTTTCAATTTTTCATCAGCCTGTCGCTTGAACCAATTCGCCCAACAAACATACATTGAGGCGGCGAATGAGGCAGACTTAGAATCCACAATTCCCGCTTCATAAATTGTAATTAAATTACGCTCAAAGGTTGAACGCCAATCCTTAAAATTATTTTTAGAGCCACCCGCGAAGTGCTTATCCATGAAATCAAGAACCGAATTAGTAATGAACCGAGTCGTTTCACTTGGTTGAGCATTTTCACCCACCAAATCAAGCCACCCACCAAATATCATTTTCCCTTTGCGGTCAATATGATAGATGAACCATTCATAGAGTATTTTACGCCCCTCCACTTGATTTTTTATGGCCTTCGTATTATTGCTAATTTCAACATTGAGTAAATGTTTGCCCGAACCTTTTTCATACGCACCACGCGCCGAATAATATGAACAGGCGATTTCCAAAAATCGGTTCAATGAATAAACGGGGCGTTCTTTCGCACCCGCACCACCGCCCGCACCTTGATATTCATGCGAACCCTTCAAAGTGTGCTGGATATTATACAATTTTTCAAGCATATTCGGGTCAATGTTCGTGTATTCAAAGAGGCAGGTCGTGCCGACAAACCGAACCCGTTTTCGCTTTTTGTGCATGACGGCGATTAATTTATTTCGCTTTCGTTTTACTGAACAATGGTCGCAATGATGAGGATATTTTTTAGGTGCTTTTTTAGACAGCATTTCGTCACCGATTTTAGATATTGAGGGAACGGTTCGCATGATAACAGGATTACCTTTTTCACCGCCGCCAATCGGTTCAATCGTTGCCAATACCTCCCAATCGGATTTACCGAATAAATCGTGCTTGACTATGACTTTTGACTGCCGTTGAACCTTTCTAATTTTCAGCATGGTTTCGTCGGTATTTTCACCATAGGCTTGATATTCATAGGGTTCGCCACCGGAAGCGGTCAACCGCATTTCTGTCTTTTTCACCCAATTAAAATCGGGGGGATATTGAAGGTGAAAATCAGTAATCCAAATATAACGCGGCGGCTCTTCATCCTGTTCGCCGCCTTCGTGCCAATTTTGCCAAGCATACGACTCAATATAAGAGTCTAATGATTGAAATAGACTACCGTTGGTATTTTGTGAGAACATACTCGGCCGATATTTCATTGCTGGATTGCTTTTTGAGGGTTTCCACAAACCTATTCGCTTCAATTTGTTAAACTGCCGTTTATGCACTTGAGGCGTGACATACCACGCCCCCAAATCCACAATTCCTGGCTCACCGATTTCCCATTCAAAACGGATTTTCCGCGAGTCTGCCGCTCTTTGAATGCGTTTTAACAATTTTTTGATTGATGGAACGCGCTGTGGCGGGACTGAAAATCTCATCGTTTTAATCATGCGACCACCCCCGCGATAACCAATACCCCATGAATACTCATGCCGGCCATTGTTGTTAATGTTGTGATTGTGAAAAGCGTTAGCCACGATACCGAAAACGGTATTTTCATTTTCAAACATTTGATGCCTTGCCATGTAGCCCACACAATAAATGCCGGCAACATAAACGACAAACAAATACCACCCATGATAGGATAATTATAAACCACCCTGTCATAGATTCGTCCAGTTTTTTCACTCAATTTTTTCAATTTTTCATTTAACATTTCAATCCCCCCTTTCTTAATTCTAAAGAATAAGTGTGGGTTAATAAGGTTTGTGCTACGCAGTTAACGGAAGCAAGCCCAGGTTTTTTATCAGTCATTTTATTCATCCCCCTGTGTAACGCGTTTGACCCTGTGAATAGACTGGATTCGTTGTTGACGGGTTGAGCGCGTCCAATCGTGCATTTCGCCGGCTCGCGCTGTGAAAACATGGCTCGCGGTTTTTATTAAGAATATACCGCGCTTTGGCAACGCGTCTTTGATTTTGCCGACGGTTTTCACCATTGAAAGTGGGTGCTTGAGCAATTTTTTGAACGGTTCATAATTGGTATCGTAGTCGGAAATATGAGGCATCCTTTCAATGGCGAAGCCGAATGATTTGATGGCCGCGTGATATTTACCGGCATTGCTACCTTTTCTGAATATCCGCCCCCGTAGCGCGAGCGCGCCATGCGCCTCTTCATAAGTGACGCCGCACGCAATCGCGGTGGCTTTTACGGTGCAATCGTTAGTTTCGCCCCAATGTTTTGAACGCTTATCCATTTTTTGATAGAGTTTTGTTTCCTTTGGCGCGGGTGGTTTTGGTGCTGAGCCGCGTCGCTTGATTTTTCGTGGATTCTTTGGCCCTTCATCATAATAACCGACTATATGGTGATAAGAATATGGCTCGCGTTTGTTAATTTGCGTATCGCCACATTTACAATGAAGCCCTTTGGTTTTTGACTCGTAAAGTGGATGGCCGCAAAATTGATTTGAGCCGTTTTCGCGCTTTCTCCAACCATGATACATGGGATAGTCGCCGCCATACCAATCTTGATAGTATGCTCGCTTAGACATTTTTACTCACCTCATAACTTTCGCTGATGGATAATTTACCCATATCATTTTCGTCAATTTCAAGCACTAAATGATTTTCATCACAAAGCGGGCAACGCATCATAACATAGTATTTCCATAACATATTTTCACTAAAATTGTGACCTTTTTCAATGGTGATTAGGCTTGGGATTATGAATCGTGGAGATTTTAACTTTGAACAACAATCCCATTCAAAGTTTTTGCGGAAATCCCACACCATATTTCGTAAGTTTTTGTCCGTTGTCATTTCAGACGCACCCCCGAATCATGCGTGAGGCGCGTGAGATGATTTTTGAACCAAGCCAAACGGCCCGACCTTCTGAATCACGATTTTCGGGAACGACCCATTCAAGGGCAACGGCTTGACCTATACGGTTCATAGTGACCCATGCGCGGCGACCGTCGGGATTTGTGATGGCGACGGCGGTTTGCGCGTCATTGATTTGCATTTTGAAATCACTCAAGATTTTCGCCCCCTGCGTGCTTCGCGCTGTGCGCGTGTGCGGACTTTGAATCGTGGTTGGTGTTTTTTGGGTTCGGCCTTTGGTTTTGGCTTTGGCTTTGGCTTCGGTGGCGCGTTTTCGCGTGCCTTCTTGCGTCGGCGGAGGCGTGCTTTCATGTTTCGTATGAGTCGCTTTTCGTTAGCGATTGCGTCGGCTTTGGCTTGCTTGGCTTTGACTTCGTGGGGCATAAGTGGCATTGTGCCATTCTTGAAGAATGACTTTGTGAAGGCTTTGACTTCATCAAAATTGGTTTGGTCGGTTAGGTCGTCACCCTCGCGAGCCGGCATTGAGCCGACCGATTGAGTGGCGATTTTTTGCTTTCGTCGGGCCATTTCAAATTGCCCCCATTGCTGATTCAAGGTCTGTCCAATAGCCACACGCATCACATTCCGCACCTATATTATCAAGCCAAAAGAAGGCGTGCCGGCATTTCCGGCATCGTATCTTTTTGTTGCCGCAACCAATTTGTTTCGGTTGCAACTTGATAACATTGCTTGCGCCCTGTGAAGGGGTTGCAAAGTTTTCGTTTTTTACATCTTTCATTTTTTCACTTCCATTTTTTTCATTTTTTCATTTTTTCATTTTTTCATTTGGGGATTCGGCGCTGTTCTTTACTGCCCCTTTCCCACAATTATACATATCTTTACTCCTTTATATACTTACCGGAACGCAGTTAACGGAAGCAAGAAACGGTGCCTTTGTGACACCACCACAAACGGATAGGTTCCCTCGCGCGAGGGAAATGTCGCTTTCGCTGAAAACCTATACTGGATTATACCCGCACGCGTGACGCGCGAGCGCACACATGAGGCGAAAAAACAGGGTTTTGCTTTTTCGTTTTTACACGGATGCAAACAATTTTTATAAAAAACCAAGCATCACACAAGGGGGGGTCGCATTTTTTCTCCGCGTGGATTTTTGGTTTTTGTTGTTTTTTTTGGTTTAAATGGTGGATATAGGAGCGGCCAAAATTAATGGCTTGCAGTCCAACCTTTCGGCCGTAATTTTCATTTGGTTTCATTTACTCATATCATGAGAGGTATAGTGTGTTAAAACGGCCAAAACGATGGACTGCGTTTGATATTTTTTGGCCGTTATGTATTGTTATTTTTTCCCTGGTTTTTCTAACAATTGCTGTATCCAGCGTATGTTATTTTTTTGATTATTATTCTAACAGTTATTTTTTAATCGGATTTTGTAACTGTTATTTTTTCGTGGATTTTCCTAACATTGTTTTGGCCGTTATGTAGTCTTGGTATCAATTCGCCTATGGTTGTTGTGGTGGTGTTTTGAAAGCGGCCAAAAGAGGCAACGGGTTTTCATTTTTTTTGGCCGTTTCTCTATGGGCCAATCCCCAAGCCCAAAATCCCTGTTATTTTTTTTCTCTTTTTTCTAACAGGGCCAAACCCCAAGCCCCACGAAAATTAATTCTTTTTATTGTTTTCGCGATTCACAGAAAGAATTAATCGTATTCAGTCAAGCGGTTTTTTTTATTCTTTTATTGTTTCAATAGTATGTAGGTTAGTAACCTATTAACTAAACCATTAATGAAAGAATAAAAGAATAAACCTAATCGTTGTGCTGGTCTGGATTTATTCTTTCTGAATTAATTTTGTTGACAAAAAGAATAAACAAAACCAGGAAAATCTCCGCGTGAAAATCTTTTTGTGGTGGTTTTTTTGTTTTTTTCTGTGCGGTTTTTTGGGGGGTTTTACCCAAATAAAAAAGGGCCAAAAAAACAGGGGCGCAGTCATGCCTTTTGGCCGTAATTTCAAAATGAAGGTGACGACTGAGGCCACAAACCCCCTGATGGACAAAAACGGCCAAAAGAGGTTTAGTTAATAAGTAAAATAAGCGTTAATTAATAATTAAAACTGCATCTGGGGGCTTAATATGCAGATTTTTGGACTTTTGGGGTTTTTTTCAAAAAATGATATTTTTTGGCCGTTATTTTTTGGGGTCAAAATATAACAGAAAATGTTATTATTTGGGGTCAGATTAATAACAATCGCCGCGATTGGCGGCGGCCGCGCTCCTTAGTTAGCGAGTGAACCGTGGGCTTATAGTCTTTTCGTTGCCTACGCGAATGTTATAAAAAACGGCCAAAAAATAACAAAAAAACTCACGACTGGCCAGTAAATAGGATTGACAGACAAAAACGGCCAAAACGCTTGACTGGATTCCATAATTTCGGGCCGTTTCTAAAGGGGCCAAACCCCCAAGCCCTAAACCCCCCAAAAAAAGAGGCGGCGGCCATGACAAAAAGGGGCAAAAATCGCCAAAATCCGCACAACGACACGATGGGTTCATATCCGATGGCCCCACTTGCTGAAGCAATCATGTAAGCGAAAGCATGAGGGGAGTCAAACGAATAGCGAAAAATATGAAAAATATGAATGAAATAAATGGAGCGAAAAATATGAAAAATATGAATGAAATAAATGGAAACATGACAACGAATGACGGCATAAAGGGAGGTGAAAAAATGGATGATGAATGGATGATGAAACACGAATACAAGCACATAAGCCTTGAAGGGTTGATTATTGGTAGCATACGACAAGGGGGCTTAGAAGCGGCCTTAGAAGTGATGAATAGCCCTAACTATTGGTTAGGTTGCGAACGCGAAATGTGGGCATTGAATATGGGTTCAATATACGATGATGCGCGCGGCGGTTCAATCAATGAAAAGGTTGGCTTGATGCTACAAACACGACAAACACCACACAATACATGGTGAAGTGATAATGGCGGGGGTGTCAAAACCCCTGCCTAAATCCCTTAAATGGGCATTGCGTAACGATGCGTTGATATACTCAACCACCCTCACAGGGTTCAGACCGCAACGAATGGCGGCAAAAAGGAGTTAGAAAAATATGAAAAATATGAATGAAATAAATGGAAACATGAACGGAGAGGTTGAGGGAGGCAACGCGATTGAAGCATACCGACGCAAACATAGAATTGGTAATAACTTGAATAATGTTATCAGCGTATTGATTGACTTCCATAGTGAATTAGTGGAACAATCATACTTAGGGTATGAAGTGCTTGAGGAAGTAGTTGATGATTTGAAGCGCATCAACCAAGAGCAAAAAGCATTGAGAGAACAAATCGCGGCGTTACTTCTAAGGCCGCTTGAAACAAGAGGCTGAATAGAATGCCACGACACGATAATTACAACGGTCGCTTCATCATTCAAGACACCGAAGGGGCGACCTTCAAGTGGTCTTGCAGGGGTTGCGACCGATACAGCGAGCAATTAGGTTACAGCGATAAGCGCAACGGCCCTATACAGGCATTCAATGACGCGCATGAACACGCAACAAAGTGCTTGAACCGACTTCGTATTGAACAGGGAACGAATGAATGGCCTACTCATTATTTGGTTAGGGATTTCATTTCAGACTACATAGACGCAACAGCCCAAACCGTTTGGGTTGATGTTAAACTTTCAAACTGAATGAGGTTGTCAATATGTCAAAGAGCATCACAGGGCGTCACCCCGCTAAAGGTGGCAAAGGGGTTAGTCCAAGTGGCAACCCCGCCCCCTTCGGGGGGCATCCTTCTAAGGGTGCGTTGCGGCCCCTCTATGGTCGCTTCGCGTCCTCACCCTGCCCTACCTACCGCCGGCATTTTTTCGGGCGTCTTGGGGGCTTTTTTCGTCCGGTTTTTTCGTCCGGTTTTTTCTCTTTTTTCTTCTTTTTTCTTTGGGCCGTTTTTGGGGGTTGGTTTTGTTTTTGAAATCTTTTGGCCGTTTTTTCTTTTGGCCGTTTTCTTTTGGCCGTTGCCGGCATGAACCCATTGAAGCGAGCATATCACGAAAACGGCCAAAACGCACGACTGAAAGGCTGATTTTCGGGCCGTTTCTAAAACCTGCTAATTTGGCGAAAATTGGCACATTTGAAAAGTTGAAAATTAAGGCGAAAACGCACAAAGTCGCGGTCGCGATGTCACGCGAAAACGAAAATAAGCGCGTCAAACGCGACCGATTTAATAAAAATCCCACCCCGAATAATAATCAAAAAAAGACCCAAAAAAGCGAAACGGAATCGGTCAAATACCTCACAAAAATCGTCAAAATCGCACATCCCTCGCGTAGGGGTTGATATACGACCACACAATCGGACAACTACGGAACGAAACACCGACAACCCAAAAATGAGAGGCGAAAAAAAATGAGAGAACATGAAAACAGAAGAAAAAGAACGGCCGCCGGTATGGTGGCAAGCATTGTCTTGACAATGTTTGAATTAATCAAGTGTGTCAACTTCGGAAACACCAACCGAAGTTATGAGGCATTAGAGGCACGCTTGAATGGGTGCAAAGTCAAAGAAGTGCGAAAAGTTGCAAAGTCCTTGCAAGTATCAACAAAAGGCATACGGTCATTGACTAAGGCCCAACTAATTGAACGCATCATGAAAGAAAAATACGGATATGACGCAAAGGCTCCCTACTTTCAGACCGGCGACGAGTTGAAAGTTGACTTTCAAAAATTAGACCCTTCGCTACAACTTGACAACGAGGGGCAATTCATCAAAGCAGACGGAATACTCAACCCGCATGAGCCGACAAATAAAATCAAGTCGCCATATCAGCGCGCACCTTCGTATGATTACATGGATGCAAAAACCAAAGCGAAGCACCGAGTAGCGACAAACGAAGCAGGTCAAGCAGTTAGTCGCCGTTATTCGGCCTCAATCAAAGTCCCACTATTGAACCCTTCAAATGGCACTTTCAAGACATACGCCGACGGCCGAATTAAGTTAGTGCGTCATGAAATGCGCGTGGGCTACCTTGACACAAACGACGAAGAGCGATATAGTGGTCGTGTCAAAACCGGCACAAGCAACCGCCGCACCGCTACAATCCTAAGACAGGTTATGATTGAAAATAACGAGGGCGCTTATTTGGTGTGGGTTGCAATACTCAAGACCTCAAGTCACTTGATTGATTCAATCACCCTACCAAACTTCGCAAGCGATGAAGAAGTGACTCAAGCACTTGATTCAATCAACAAGGCGTGGCAATTCGCCGCACAGGTTGAAGAGGCGTCACGGTATGGCCGATGTGGTGATGAATTAGTATCGTGCGACCTTGACCCAACAAAGGCACACAACTGCTTAACTCAAGCCTACGCTAAGCAATCAAACAAGGACTACATCAAGAGTGTTAGGGGCCGTCATTCAATGCTACCATACGACCACGCCGTTATGATGCTATATGAGGGGGTGAGTGAATGAAGAAGCCATGCCGCTTCAAGAAGTGCAAGGGAGTTATTCACCGCGGCTCATGCCCCGTTAGGGTGGCATTGGGTCGCAAGGGTGGCAATGTGAAAACCGCCACTCTATCACCGGCCCAACTCAAGCAACGCAAGCAAGCAAGCAAGCAAGCACGCACACCATCAGCAAGCCGAAATAAACTCAACAGCGAGCGCATGAAAGCAAAGCAGGCAGCAAGCAAGAAGGCCGGCCTTTGTCTATACTGTCACACAGCCCATGAAGGAATATGCCCCCTTGCATCAAGGGGCGGTCATAATTCAATCACCGTCCGCACTATCAAAGAAGCGCGAAAAACAATCAAGCGCCGGACTGCTCTCAAGAATCGCAAAGAAATGGAGCGCCGCGCCGCGATTCAATTTAGGCCACTTCTAACACTTGACGCAATTCCATCAAGTTGGGTGTTTGTTTGCATCCGTTGCAACGCATCACAGAAAACCGGCACTATGTCGGTTGCATTTGCTGATGATGTGGGATTCGGACTTTGCAAGACTTGCGATAATCAAATCGTTGAGAATATCTCGTTTGGCATTGACTCCAGGATTGACGGCTAAAATTGCCCCCTATGGCCCCGTAAAGGGGCCATAGGTGGCTCTTAATCTGAATTAGGTTCATACCTACTACTACGGGGGTGAAATGGCTTAGAATGGCTTAGAATGGCCTTGCGTGGTCTTTGTGGTTTTTTGGTGGTTTTTCGCGCATGGTTTGAGGTTTGACCTTGAAGGACGCCAAAACCCAAAAAAACCGAGGACTCATATAGAGCCAACCACCACGCGCAATTTTTTACAATTTTTTTTTACAATTTTTTTTTTGCGATTTTTTTATAAGGGTTCATGGGTTCGGGTTAATTGGTTGCGGGGATAGTCGGTATCTTTCCCCCCTTTCGCCGGTTCCCCCGCGACCACCTATTCCCAAAGGTTTTTACTTTTCCTGGTGTTTATGACTTTGCCGCCGACGCCGCTTGCGTTATTTCGGTTTGGTGTTTGTCTTTTTTTGTTTTTTCCGTTTGTCCATTCTCCGGTTTTCATTGATTTCATTACAACGGGAACGCCGATTTCTGGTATTTGAAATTGGTCTATTGCGTGTGCGAATGCCATGACACAATCATTGTGTTTTCCCAAATCCACGATAAGGCCGTCACGCCACGCATGGCTCTCAAACTCTTCAAGTAGTATGCCGGTTATTTTACGGGTATCATCCGAGCCGAAGGGGAATATGACCCGTTCCTGTTCAAACCAAACTCGCAACCGATTCAGTAGTCCCTGTTTCAAGGTGCGGTTGCTGACCTTACTCTTTCGGTAATCTGGAACTGCCCCCTTCTGTCGTAATAGGTTCTCATACATCTGTTGGAACCCAACATCTTCTGCCGCAAAGGGTGGATTACCATATCGTTTCAACCAATCCACGACAACATCAGCCTGTTTGTCCGGTGGGAAATCGTTGCGCCTCCACATATTCACAAAATGAATATCCCCATCATCATCCTGTCTAAGCACGACCATAACGCTGTAATCCTGTCCTAATCCGTGTGCGGGGTCAAACCCGATTGAATAGCGGCCTTGTGGATAGTCTTTGCCCCATTCAAGCACCGAATCCATATCAAGGTGTTTTCGTGTCAAGGCTCGCGGGAATACAGCCGCCTCATCATCCACGACACGACATAGAAACTCTTGAATGAAGGATAAGTCGCCCATAGCGGATTTCTGTTCCAATAGATAATCTATGTTTCGGTATTCCGGCCATAACTCTATCGGATTTACGCCGTCGGGGTCTGACCGCCATTCATCCCAATTTCCAATAGCCGACCAAGTGCCGGTTTTCCACGCATCGTTGTTCAGCATTTCGGTATGGTAAAGGTCTGTCATGGACATAGGGGTTCCAATGACATAAAACCATGTTCCAGGGTCAAGCATTGGTGTAACTTTTTTCTGAAACCAATGGCGGAGGTTTTTCATAGATATATCGCCCATATCATCTAACACATCGTCAAAGGCCACGCAAGCGGGATGCTCGCCACGAATTGCACTACCAACCGATGTAGCACGAATCCAAGACCCATTAGTAAAATACAATTCTAATTTATTTCCCCGCGTGCGGTCAAGGTATCTGGATAGTTGTGGGTGCTGTTTAATATCCTCCCTAATTTCCTCAAGCCTCCTTGAAGCCGTGTCCTTGCTTGCGGAGAACAACCAAACGGAAAAGGGTTTTTTATTATGTCGGTCAAACAGGCAATGGTGGAGTAACTTCACACGAAGAGTAGTGGATTTTGAGTGGCCTCTTGGGGCAATCAGACAAACACGGTGAACTTGCGCTCCCTGTCTATCGCTATACATTTCCATCCATTCGCCAATATGGGTTCCCCAAGTATAACCAAGCCACCGATAGAAAAACTTAACATCGTTTTTAGCCCGTTCCATGCTAAATTGTGTTTTTATTTCCACTATTGCCACCCTATATATCAGTTATGGTCGCAAGGAGCATATAATGAGCCTACTAAGCCCTGTTTTTTATCTATCAAATGAGCGCATAGACCTGCTCTTGATACATAGCCGTTTTTAGCATGGTATCTATCGTGTGACGCTAATGAAGGTAGTTGGACAACGAATGCGCCTTCGCTTTCAATTAATTGTCGGTGGTGTTTATGTCCATGAAACCAAATGTGGTTTTCACATAAGCCCCAATTTCGCCTTTCTTCGGTAGCCATGATAGCAGGTAGTTTATTTGGTCGCACCGAATCGCCATGTGTAAATCCGATAAGAGTATTACCATAAGTTACATATTGTCTATAAGCAGGGGAAACCACTACCTCAACATCTTCAACGCCTTCGTAGGCGGCTGATAAATACATCATCAAAGCAACAGAAGAATGTCTGTCGTGATTTCCAGGCATGAATACGACCTTAACAGGGGCTACTGACCTAAGCAAGTCAATATGTTCTCTTGCTAAAGTGCATCCGGTCATTAGTATTTCGGCGGGGCTACCGCACATATCTTGTGTTGTTCCCTTTGTTGTTGTTCCGGCGGAAGTATCAACATGAAACCAGTCACTACCCGTAGCCAATATAATTTCTTCGGGTCGGTCTGGTAATTTTTGGATTAGGTTTCCGGTTTTCTCCATCAAGCGCGAGCGTGCTTCGTCAAAACCATATTGTTCGCCTACTTCATCAACCCACCCATATTTACCCCAATGTAAATCAGTTGGACTAATGACGATGGCATATTTATTATCCTTGCCCCAATGCTTCGGGCTAATAGTGGCGACCTTTTTAGGTGCTTTAGTTTGGTTGTTAAGTATATCACGGAATTGGTTGAGTAGTATGTCGTCTAATTCACGGAGGATATTAGCATCCTTTTCAATTTCAGCCCATTTCCGCTTTTCTAATTTTCTATGGAATGACCTGCGTTGTTGAACCAACATATCATCAATCAATTCATCAACAGGCTTTGCGAGCATTTCTTCATCGGTAAATGGTTCCATATCACGAACCCACCCATGCTTGCGGATATATTCTTTAACCCATTGGCGCGGAAAATCCTGTTCCCTTGCAACTATTGTGGAGGTATTAGTCACACCATCCATATTAGAGTATGATTGTTTCATGGCTCGGTGTTGTTCGCCAGGAACCACTATAATACCGGCCGCGCACTCAAGGTAAGTTAAATATGTATCACTATCATTATCATAATAATAATTAGTATCAAGACGCCATCCTTCTTCTTTATCAGTTTCTTCCTTAGTCGCTGGGTTCAAAGAATTATTACTGTCTTTAGCCAACCACCGTTGAATTGCAAGACGCCAAGCATTCATCCCTCTTGTTGAATCAATCTTATGTAGGAACCTTGCAAAAGCAATTTGTGATTTATGCCCCATTACAACATATTGCTCTATCAATTCGTCGCCGCCCACAGAATACCCTCTATCTTTCTCGCCCATGTTCATATCGTGCAACTAATTGCTTATCAATGTTCCGATTTTTTAATTATTTTTGTTATTTCACTTAGTTGCAGAAAGATTTAAGGTCACACAGTCAAGCGTTTGCACTAATTCTTTTATTTCCTCTTTAATGTTTAGTCTTACCCCCCCTTAATAAACCCTTTAAGAAAGAATAAAATAATAAGTGAAGTAGGGGCGCAGTCATACGGTTATTTGTTTCTGTAATAATTTTTTCTATAAAAATAATTAACAAACTATGCCAACATTAATTACACAAACGATTAATAGTATGTTATTGTGCGAAAAGAAAAGGTTAGTGCTTGGGATTTTAATGAGTTATGGGGTGGGTTATCGGGTGGTGATGATTTCATGATGTGTTATACTGAAAACATTTGTGTTGATGTTCCTGGAGGTCTTGGGCCTAATATGGCTCTTGTTCTTGGTGTGGCGGAATTATTATTTTGGATTCTTACTATGACCGCCGGAAGCAAAATGTTAAAGAAACACAGGGGCATGAGAAAGAAACATGGCAATAGAAGGCGACGCCGCAATAGCGATTCTGACACGAATTGAAAGTGTTAATGACCGCGTTACTGATATAAGCACACGATTAAACGATTCAGACGAAACGATAGAGCGTCTTACCGCCGTTGAAGGGAAAACCGATATGATTTTAAGTGACCTAAAAGACATAAAAGCGGGGCCGGTTTATTCATTAGACCAATTCATAACTAAAAGAGTAGCACAAGCAACCGGAGGTGTGGGTGCATTATTTCTTTTGGTTATGTGGTTAATACAGAATTGGTATTAGACAAGAGGTTTTTATAACAGACCACATAACAACCTTTTTGTGGCGGAGTTTAACTTTTGGGGTTTGCGTCGTAAGAAAGGGGTTGATGGGATAAAAGAAGTAAAAGCAGAACGGGTTTCAACAGCGAAACCATTTCGTTTGGCGGCAGGTATTCCCGATATTCTCCGTGATGCCGAGAGTTTAGGAACAGATGCAAACTTTGACAATGAGTTTGACCTATACGACCAAATGCTCAAACTTGACCCTGAATTGAACGGCGCAGTTAGAGCAGTTTCGCTAACTGCCAACAATTACGAAATAAATTATAGTCGTGGTAAAAATAATAAGATTCGCAATGCTATTCAAGAATTAGTTGATACATTAGATTTTGACGACTTCTTAATTAACGCTATGCGTGCGCTCATGGTCTATGGGAACGACATAAACAAATTGGTAGGTAAGGCTGGCGAAGGAATTACCAATATACAATCCCTGCCCGTTAAACAAATTACAATCGTGGATGAGAGGGGGGGGCTTGATACCTATTTTTCGGCCGGTGATGAAAACCCTATCATCACCGCTAACAGTTACATATTAAGAGAGGGGTCAATGTATCAACAACAATTTTCCGCTAAAGAAATGTTGCATATTAAAATTGACTACCGCTCAACATGGTTCACAGATATTAAGGGACGAAAAACTTATGGTATATGGGGCGCATCCCGATTCAGCAGTCTAAAAAATCCAATCCGAGCCAAATACAACACCATTAATAATCGTGTGGCTTTAGAAGATGCCATGACTAAACAATACATTACGATTGACAAATCGGCTATTGAACATATTACCGACCCCAACGAACAGAAAGAAAGACTGACACATATTATGGATGAGGTCGCAAAATTATTTGAGGGATTGAGAGGCGACCAAATACCTATCCTACCTCATTATGTTGAATTACACCATGTCAATTTAGAAAACAGCATTCCCGACAGCACAGCGTTTCTTGACAGCGTAAATGGTGATATTGCCGCCGTTCTCCAAGTGCCGCGTGTAGCCGCCGGCCAAGAACGGGGTTCAACCTTCGCCGCTACATACAGCGCAAGCCTATGGGCGGTTCAAGCAATATCCCGTCTGCAAAAAGTCTTAGGGCAATCAGTTATGCAACTTTTCTCAATCCACCTTGACCTATTGGGTATCGCACATAAGAAACAGGATATACCTACCATATCATTTGAAGCCATGAATCAAGAAACCCCACTATCCCTCATGCAACGGGCTAATATGGGTTATGATGGTGGTTTGTTAACTCTTAACCAATGTTTAGATTTATTGAACCTACCGGAAATTGGTAAAGAGGGTAATGAAAGAAAAACTGATGTGGTGGAACCCACAGAAGAACCCGAATTACCACGCGAGAATGAACAGAAACCCGAAAACAAAAAACAGGGAGATGAATAAATTGGTAAGTGCAAAAACATTTAACGACCGATTAGTAAATAAAACAATAGTGCCTATTATTTATTTGTGGATATTGGCCGCAGGTGGCGTGGTAGGTATGGGTATTTACAGACCCGATGTTGTTATCCCGAATCTTGATGGTTTTATCGCACTTATCGCCATTATTGGTGGCGTTGCCTCCCCCGCACTAAGTATCATTGTTAGAATGTGGGAGAACGAACAACAGGCCGATATTGACGGAATACCCGAAGATTTACTACATGGTCGCGAGCGCGATACAGAAGAACACCGCCATAGGATGGCTGTTGAAAAACATAGTGAAGGTATGGTGGGAGAAAAAGGTGATGAATAATGAGTGAAGATTTTAACAAAGGTGAACAAAACGAAATAAATGTAGTTTTTGACAAAACGAAAACAAGTGTGACACTTGACCTTGAAATAAATAAAGCCGTCACTATCGTTGAGGCGAGTAGTGGTAAAACTATTATTGAGATAACAGGTATAGCCTTTCATGAAGGCCGTAATAAGAATAGGTGGGAAATAACCCGTAAAGCGGCAGACTTTGTGGCTGAACAAATGATTAATGTTGATGTGACCCTCAACCACCCCGACCCCGATGATATAGGTTTCGGCCGAAATATGGAAGGGGGCGTGGACAAAGCAGTAGTTGGTATTGTCACGCACGCGAGCGTTGAAGATAAAGACGATGGAAAGTGGGTTGTTAATTATGTAGCGCAGGTTCATAGAGCAGAATTGTTTGAGGCTCTTGAATCCGGTCTTTGGCTCCGCTCCGACTATGGGGTAAGTATTGGTGGCTTCGGTATTCCTACTACCGCCAATGAAGATGGAATGGTTTTTGATGATGATTTTACTTTAGACCATTTGGCGATTGTTCACCGGCCGGCATACAACCGAGCAAGTATTGATACGGTGGAGAGGGTTGAAATTACGAATATAGAGGTCATTGAGCCGGAAGTTTCCGCATCATTTAAGTATCACTCGGCATCTGACACAATTCAGCAAGAGGTTGTAGCAATGACTGATGAGCAAATAGAACAGAACGAGGCAAAAGAAGAGAGGGATGCTTTGGCATCTGAAATTGAGAGCCTAAAGGCAGACATAATTTTGAGAAACGCTGAAATTGAATCCTTTAAGGCGGCAGAAGAGGCGAAAGTTGAAGAGGCTCGCCAAGAACTTGTTGAGAAAGCAAGTGACATGGGATTGAAGGGTCACGAAGAACTTTCAACTGATGTTATATCCTCCCTTATCGCTTCATGGCAAGAAGCAAACCCAGAACCCGCACCCGTAGTAATGGAAGCGGCAGTTTCAACCCCTACCACAGATTCAACCCCTGTTGAAGCAACCACCAATCAGCCGGTAGTCGCAAACTTCCTAAATGGCGTCTTAGTTGAGTCAAAAGAAGAGATTTACGGCCGATGTTGGAACGCATGGGCAAGAGCATGGAACGAACAACTCACTACTGATGAGCGCAAAGACGACGCAATGCGTGCTAAGTATTACGACGAAATAAAGACCGAAGGAGGTCAATAATATGGCATACGGACAAGGAGCAGACCCACGAAACGCAACACTAAAGACAGGCGCATATTCAAAGGGGCCAGGAAAATTACTAACAATGGACAGCACAAACAATACTGTTGATTTGACAGCAGTTAGCGAAATCGCAATCGGTGTTTCAGCCGGCGATTCAAGCCGAACTGCGGCATTAGCACTTGATACATCGGCAGGGGCAACAGTCGCTTACTACCCAATGGGTGGTGTTTTGATGATTCAATCAGCCGCTTCACAAACTTACACAACAGGCTGTTTAGTTTATGCAACTGGTGATGGTTTGGCAACTGCTTCATCCGCCTCATCTGCAAAGGTTATTGGAACCTATGTTGGTGAAGGCGAAGCAACCACAGCACTTGTCGCAAACGGAAACGGCGACACAGATGGCGCACTACTTTCAGAAGGCAATATGATTGCTGTTAATACTAACGGAGCAGTTACCGCTTGAGGATAATGAAAAATAAAAAATGGAGATGATGAAAAATGGCAAATAATACTTTAGAAGAGATTTTGAATGTCGGGGCGGCCACAGGGCCATTCTCAACAGGTGACGCAGTATTGGAGCAGACTCTAAGAGATTTTATCCAACTACAATCAACCACAATCGCAATAGGAACAAAAGTCGTTGGCGTGCGAAATGTTGCATGGCTTGAGTTTAAGTTTTACACAGGCGTAAATGGAACTTTCAGTTATCCACTTGATGATAACGCAGTCACAGACCCAACAAAGGTCGGAACTGCTAACTACACAGCACAACTAAGCAAAGGACAGGGCCGTTGTGTATTCCTTGACACAGTAAGACTTCGTGGCGAATCATGGGAAAACATTGACCGCCAACAACTCGGTATCATCCGAGCGCGTGCTGACAAGATAGACAACCACATTCTAACCACACTTGTTGCAGGTGCAGGTCAAACACAGGCCGCAACTTCAACTTTCGGTAGCGCAACTGCTGACGAAGAATCGGATTTACTTACAGCAATGGATTTAATCTATGCAAACGCAAGAGTAAGTGGTGATGAATCACTCGCACTTATCCTACCTGCTGACAAGAGAAGTGCAATGCTTAACACACAACTCTTCGGCAATGTCGTTGAGTCACTACAAGACCACTTGGGCCGAGTAGCAAACCTCCGTGTTTATTACAGCCGTGATTACGGTAGCGGTAATGCACTCGGAAACGATGCACTATTATTGATTCCAGGTTCCGAAACAGCCGAGTTTTTCCAATATAACGGAGCCGGTGTTATGGAAACAGAATTGACCCGCCTCCCGGGTGTTGGTTATGATTGGCTTTTGACTTCCTACTTCGGTAGTGTTGTTCACGAACACCAAGACGGTGCTTCAAGCGGCACTACAAACCGCATTGTTAAGATTACCGGCGTGCGTGCTTAGAACTAACACTTTAACTGAAAAATAGGGAGATGAAAAAATGGCTGGACAAAACAACCAAAATAGAAAATTACAAAATCTTATCAACATTGGTAAGATGGCAGATGATTCAGTCGGCGCATCCGAATTAGTGGATGATTCAGTCGGTAATGCGGCATTAGGTAGCCTTCAAGAAAAGACACTACTTTATGAGTATGACTTCGCAGTAAGCGGTGGTTCAGCAGGTGCAATCGCACTTACAGGCAGGGGTGGGGTCGCACCAACACAACTACCGGACAATGCAGTAATCACAAATGTAACCATTGAAGGTGTAACCGACAATACAAGCGGTGGTTCAGCAACAATCGCTCTTGGATATACAGGACAAACAGGTGCATTCTTAGCCGCAACAGCATATAATAATGCTATGTGGGATGTGAATGCAGTAACTTCGGGCGCACCTGTTGTCGCTACCGGAAAAACAACTGCCGCAGTAGCAGTTCTCGCAACAATCGCAACAGCAGACCTAACAGCCGGTAAGTGGTATGTTTGGGTAACTTACTTTGAAGGTGCGTGAGGCTAAATGCCTACTCTTAATGAGGTCGTTCATGGCCCATCTAAGGCCAAGCCTAAGAAAAAGGCTAAGAAAAAAACAAAGCCTAAGTCTAAGAAAGAATAGTGAAGCATAGTGAAGTGTAAAGTGAAGGGATATGGAAAAGAAACCGACAAAGGCTTATCTTGTAAAGCAACTTAGGAAACGGGAAATACCGATTCCTAAAGACGCAACAATAGAAATCTTAAAGCACCGCCTCAAATACTGGTTAGGTGGCGAGGGGTTTCATGTTAGACCGCTTAAATATACCGGAGCGATTAATTTTAGTAATTCCCCCGTTAAATTACTTACTGATAAAAACGCGCTATATTGGATTCCGAACAGCAAAATGGCTCATGTTATTGTCGGTTCACGCGTCGTTTTGATTTTAGATAGAACAAACAAACCTTCAAATGACGCTATCATACTTGATGTGCCAATAGACTACGATGAGGTGTTTAACGATGGCGGTAACGACAGCACAAATCCGTGACCTTCTAAATAGGCCACGCGGTCTTAACGAGGGAACAATTAACGAATACCTTACTATCCGTAATAACCAAGTGGATAAAGTAGTGCGCGCCTCCGGTTTATTCGGGGTCACAGCGTCTAATGCGCCTACTACCGCACTTAAAGAAGACGCAGTAAAGTTTTTAGTTTGTATGGATTGTTTGCGGGTAGTAATAGATACTATCCCTTCATGGGTTCCCGAAAAGAAACAGGGCGCACACGATATTAGATACCAACGACAACTTAAATCCTTTGAAGAACAGGCACAAAATGCTTTGGATGCAATATCAGAAAAAGGTGGGACTGTTTTTGTCATTGATTCAACAAACAGCAGAATAACAACAACCGGAAATGGTTTGTCGGGTCTTTTTTAAGCGAAGTGAATATAGTGAAGTGTGAGATGATAAAAGAATGGCAACAGTCACATGGGTAGGTTCAGTTGATACTAATGCGGCAACGGGAGCCAACTGGTCGTCCGGCTCTATTCCAGGCTCCGGTGACGATGTAGTTTTCGGCCCCTCATCAAATAATGTTTGTGCTTGGTCGCATACTTCTATCGGCCAAGTCAATAAAATAATTATTCAAGCCACATTTCCCCACACACTTTTATTTCAAGGAGGGACGGTAATTTGCGCTTCACTTGATGTTTCAAGAGCCGGAACGGTTGACGCAAATAGCGCAACAGTTTTAATGTTTAATGATGGTGCTTATGATTTCACTAACAGTTATATTAAAATTGATAGTGTAAGTGACACAAGCCTTAATACATCAACTACGGGTATGTTTGCAAGCACTACGGCAAGAAGTAATCTGACCTTTACGATGATGATTATTGGAACGAGTAGTAGTCAAGGTTTAATGTTTGACGATGGGGTTTATCCAAACATTTTTCTTAATGCTGGTTCGGGGGCTTACTTTTTCCCTGCTTATTTAACCCCTAATAATACCTATGGTATGGTGGATATGTTAGATTTGACATTGGCGGCAAATGTTTCCGCATCTATGACAAACCTTACTATTGCCGAAAATGATTATTCTAAAGTATTTAGATTAGGCGGCGACTTAACAATTTCTTCAACAACTAATTCTTTTGATATGGGCGTTTCAACTGTTCATTTCAAAGGTAAAGCATCTGGCTCCGCTTTTTATCTTCCTGTTGACGGCGATACTAATTATGGTTCATCTAATTCTTTTTCGTCGCGATTGTATAGTGTTGTTATTGATGCTGGCGATACGGCCGGCGATTTTGTCCTTATAGCGGCGGGGTTAACTCTTTCATGTAATAGCCTCACAATTAATGATGATGCTAACCTTTTTGGGCCGGCTACTGACCCAGGTTCGGAAATAATTTTGGTTGAACGACCAAAGATTCGTGGTTCTTGGAACTTTCAACAAATAGCAGATGGACACTTTCGTTCTGTAAATACGCATCATGTTCTCGGTGTTTCGCAGGGCGGCACAGGTCTTTCAAGTATTAGTGCTACCAAAATACTATTTGGTAATAATAAAGCGGCTGTTGGTATTTCAAGTGATTTCACATGGAACGATTCAACTAAGGTTCTTTATGTTAATGGTAAATTAACAGTCACAGGTCTTATTGACCCGACGGGCCTTGAACTGACCCCTACCGCCTCAAATCCAGGGGGGGAGGTCGCTAATACTCTTTGGCTTGATAGCGGCGATAGTAATAAATTAAAATTAGGGTCAAGCGAAGTTAGTGGTGGTAGCACCCCCGCAACAGCACACATTTCATTATCAACAAGCATGGTTGGTTTTCCGTCGGGCGCATATACACCATGCGGATTAGATACAGCAGACTTTGATACAGCAGGTGCTTGGGATAATACAAATAAGTATTATGTTGTGCCAACAACAGGTAAATACTTCGTATCATTTTCTGTTTCTATTCGCTATACTTCATCCTCAGAAGTCACCATAGCATCATTATATGTTGATACGGGGGCTGGTATGAATAACAGGATAAAGACGACTTATGGTAGGGGTTCGGGCGAACCTTCGGGTGGTTCAATTTTATTAAACTTAGATGCGGGGGATAAGATAGCCCTTTATTGTTATCATAATGGGGGGGCAGGTAAAAACCTCATTGGTGATTCGGTCACAGAAGGTATAACCTTTTTGAGTATAGCGGAGATTGTTTAATATGAAATCATTAGAACAGGTATTGATGGAGAACTATGCGGGTTTTGACCCAACGATATTCCCCCTTGTCCAAAATGACGGGGATGGTGAATACTTTAGGCGTGACCTATGGCCCGCCGAACTTGGTGATGCACCAACGGATGAACAATTAGGAGAGTGGATAAATGAGTGAAAGTAATGAAAAACGGAAAGGAAAAATAGTGTATAGACCGCCGGAAAAGTGCTATACTAATGTATATATTGAAATAACAGCGCATGGTTATAAGATTTATAGACACGGTATGGAGCGACCATTTACTGTAATACCACATAGCGCAGTAAAAGAAGTCTTATACGATAGAGAAAGTGATAGGTGATATTAGAATGATGTTAGAATGGAATGATATATTAGTGATTGGTTCTTTGATTGGTATAGTAGGCGGCGCGATTTGGTGGGGCTACAAAAAATACCAAATAGTAATGGCCGATGGTAAAGTAACGATTGATGAAATCGTTAGCGGCGGTCACGACTTAATGGATAAAATAGCAACAACAAGAGAAGAGATTGATGAAGTCTTATCCACCGATAAAGGCGAAGTATTAAAAGACAAGTTGGGTGGGGAATAATCATGGCTTATTACTGTTCAAATGCTGATGTTGGTATGCGTTTAGGTCTTGATTCCGGCCAACGCAACAGGGCTAATACACGACTTACTGCGGCAGTTAGAAGGGCCACAATAGATATAGACCAAGAGTTTCGCGGGTATGGGCGTGATGTGCCAAACCGTGAAATTGGAGAAACAACATCAAATGGTGCAGTAGCGGCAGGTGCTACAACCATAACTCTTACTTCGGGAACTGATTTCGCATCGGCAGGTAATGGAAACATTGATGGTGACTCTTTCGCTTGGACAGGCAAAAGCACAAACGACCTTACAGGTGTTACGGGTGTTTCGGCAGACCACGCAACAGGCGTTACCGTTCAAGAGGGAGAGTTTGCTCATGTTCTCCGAGAGATATGTGGCGACCTTGCGGCGGCTTATTATTTAGAAGACGAGGGAGCATTTCAAACAAGTGGGCCGGAGGGTGGCTTAAGGGGTTCAATTCTAAGAGAGCGTGGAACCCTTAATCTCCGCCGATTGGCTCATCTCGGCTCGGTTGATTGAGGGTGATTAAGAATGGTTGTTGATTTAGGCGTTGGTTCCGATTCCCCTATAACCTTTTTGATTGCTTTTGATAAAGGTAAATTGACCCGTATTCTCAAAAAGTTCCGAGCAGAAGCAGTTAAAGTTATTGGTCGGGAAATCAAGAAAATTATGCAAGAAGAAAAGAACAATACAAAAAACAGACTCAAGAGCAGGGGGGTTTCGGGTTCCGCACCGGATAAAATCGCCCAATCACTTATGGTATTAGGCCCAGAAGAATACGGTGAAGAGATAGTGGTTCATTTTGGTTCTTCGGATGGTTTTTCATTAGATGGGGTGAAAGGTAGCAGGGGTGGAAAAATAGCGGAATTATATGAAGAGGGGCGACCTAAATACAGTTATAATTTCAAAGGTGGTGGAAAGGGGACAGCGCACAAAGAGGGGCGACCAATCGTGCCTTCAAAGATGCGTGGGGGTGCTGGTTCATCCTTGTCAAACTATCTCCCTCCAGGGACACAGACCCACGCGGGTTATCCTAAATTAGCGTGGAACGCAACAACGAAAGAAAACACACAAAGGAAATTAGTATCAAATAGAATACCGGATGCGCTCGCCCGCGCTTTCGGAGAGCATTTTTACGACAAGAGGTTTAGGTGATTTTTATGGCAATAGCAACAAAGACACAATTTTGGACAAGTCGTTTGAACGGCGAGAACCCTGCCTCTCCTTCGGTGGCGGCAATAGCAGACAATGATGCGTGGACAGAAGTAGGTTCCGCAGGTGGTGGTTCAGCGACCACCGATGATTATTGGACAATTACTTCAGACCAAGAATGGAAAGTGGTTCCAACATCAAGTGAATACACTATCGTTGGTGTCTTTTATTTTAGTGACGCATCTAATATCCCCACCAATGGAACGGTGTTAATGTCGCTGGATAATGGAACGCATAAGGTTGAAGTCAAATCCAAAGGCACAAACGCTAAATTAGATTTGGTGGGAGCCACTACGGTAACTACACATGACCTTGATTTGGATATGGGCGACAGCGACGCCGTTCCTGTTTTTCTTCGTTTGACGCTCGCTTCTGATGGCACAGCAAATCTATATATGCGGGAAATCATAGAGGATGATGATGGGGCTACCCACTATCTGTCCGTCACAGGTGCTTCGGGTTCAAGTAAAAAAATAGGGTGGGGTAACGATGATGGAACGGTGAAGTGGGCGGCTATTTACGCTACCCATTATGGGGCGTTTAGTCCCGATGAATTAATGACTTCTGATTTCGCACAGGACGCGCTCGGTCGCATGGGGCTTGCTACCGTTCAACAATTGAAGGATAGTAAGCGTATGTTTTTGAAAACACATTTAGACGATTCCGCTATTGTTTATGGTTACGATATTTCAAGCCAAATGCTGAACCGAATGACCCCACCGACAATCCATGTTTTACTTCGTTCTCTTACCTCTCCGCAGTTTGACGCGATAGGCGGAGGACGCATAATCCAAGAATATGATGTGATTATTTATGTCACCACAAGAGGCACTAACTATAAAGACGCATACCGAACCTGCCTCAATATAGCGGGTGAAGTCTTTGACGAATTATACACGAATACAGGGGTTAGAGGGAACACCGATAGTATTATTTCCTATACAGCCGATTTGGACACAAAATTAGACGATGATGAGGTGGTATGCGTGCATACCCTCACTTTTAGATATATGCGGCGTGTTAATATGCGACACCGTTAGACGCTTGAAAGGTAATACTTAAGTATCAACCCCATAATCAAGTAATGTATAGAGGTAGTTATACATGGCACAAAGTAGCGAGTTTGACCTTAGATATGTGGCACTTGCCAAAGAAAGCACTTATGGAACAGACCCAGAAACCACACCATCAGCCGCTTATTTTTATGGTGAATGTGATGATGAATCTTTTGCCCACAAGTTTGATTTGTTGACACGCGGGGATATGTCCACAGCAATTGCTTCAAAATCAGTCACCGGAAAAGAATACTCGGAAGGTGGTGTAAATCTTGCACTACAACCGGATGATTTCGGCGGTATGTGTTTTTTGGGGTTCTTTCCTAACAATTCGTATGGTTCTGCCGCACACACTTTCAACGAAGGCGACAGTTTAACCGCACACGCATACCCATCATTTACAATGCGTGTTGGTCGTGAAGATAAAGAACACAAATATACCGGAATGGTAGCAAGCCGAATGAGCGTTAGCGCATCAGCCGGCGAATATACAATGATGAGCGTTGATTGGGTCGGTAAGGCTGAATCAGCAACACTTGCTATTGATAATGCAAATGCTTGTCTTGGCGCATCCAATGTGTCTTTCAGCACCAACGATGCACTACACTTTGCAGACGGAACAATCTTTTTCGGTCAAGCATCAGATGGAACAGCGACAGCAAAGGTGAAGGCGGTTGATTTTGAGATTAGCCTAAACCGTGACACCGACAATGCTTGTTCTATTGGTAGCAATACATATAGTCGTGCGCCTCCTGTCCAAATGCGTGAAATTAGCGGTAGTATTGAGTTTAACCAAGTGGTGCATTCGGCGGCTTCATCCACCAATGAACCTACATACGATACTTTGATTGCGGCTGACGGACATTTAATAAACCAAACAACTTCAACACCGGCAATGGTTCTTAAGTTTTCTGATGAAGCCGGAACCAATTATATTGAGTTTAAGTTCTTCCATCTAAGATTTGAAGCACCCGAAGCAACCGTTAGTGGTCGTGACACACAAACAATGAAAGTTAATTTCATTGCCCTTGCAGACCCCAATAACAACAATGATGCCATGAGCGTTAAGATGAAGGGTTCACAGCGAACAACTGCTTACTGATGGGGTGTTTAAGTGGCTCTTTCAGATAATGTCGGCGGCATAGAGATAACTGATAAGTCAAAACTGACTGTCACTACCGTTGAATCAACTCTTGAAGGTATTGACGCCGCGCTTCAAACAGCCCTTCGTAGCGCAACATTCGCCAATTCTGATGTAATTTATTCAATACAAATTATGAGGAATAAAAATAGCAATGATTGTATAGCATATATCGTTTGGGAAAACCAATGATTTTAGAGAAATAGAGTAGTGTAGTATTCACAAGTTAGTGAAAAAGAGAAGTGGAGAGAAAATGCCTGTATTGAAAAAACAGATTGAATTAGACGACGGAACGATGATTTGGGTTCGCCAAGCATCCGGTATGGACAAACTCAAAATTGAGAATATCCAAGCCCGAACCTTTAGAAAGTTTAGGGAATATGGTCTTGACCCTACCGAATGGACAGAAGAACAACACACCGAGTTTGCAGACGCATTGGATGAAGCGGGCGGCGGTATGGAAAACCAAATACAACAATGGGTTCCTAATTGTGTCCTTGAAGAAGATTTCAATATGGATAGTCTTACCTCCGAAGAATTACGAAGAATACTACTATTCGTGCGCGGTGACGACAAGGAGGGGGCAATCCCTTTAGTCAATTCTTCCGAGTAGCACCTAACTTATGTATGGCCTACAAGGGAACGACCCCTTCTGAATTATGGTCGCGCTATGATTGCGAAGGTGGACAACACTTACTTGAAATGGATTTGTTAGTCGCAACGGAAATAAACGAAAGAATATCCGAAGCAACAAGAGATGCGAGTAAGAAGGATGGCAAGGGTGCGGCGGCCCGCTTGAAGCAGAAGCGAGAGCGGCGCAAAAGCCAACAAATAAATAACGCTGATGATATGTTGAGTATAATTAGAGAAGCGGGTATGCCTATTGAAGAGGCGACCAACAGTAGTAGCGAAGGTGAAAACGAATGATATATGGTATTGACCCACAAATCGTTGTCACTATTATTGCTACTCTTTTTCTTTTTATCCCGCTACTTTTAAGGTCGGGCGCATCCAGCGTATTCTTTGATGTGGTGGGAACATTTCAAGCCGATAGGCTGTTGGGTGATTCCGATGCAAAAATGGCAACATTCAATGCTATTATGCTTGATGGTATCGGTAGGATTCAAGAAGGCGCACAAGCACTTAACGACCAATTCAATATGCTGATTGATAGCGTAATGCCAATGACAGAAGCAATCGCTGACGCACGAATTGAGTTTGAAAAGTTCGTTCAAGAGGGGCAAAACGCAAAAGAATTAGCGGCCGACATTACCGAAATCGGCGCCCAGTTTGGGTATGCGGCCGACCAATCCCTCGCCGCAGGTGCGCGTATGGCGCAATTATCGTCAATCATTGGCGAAGGAGCAGTAGTTTCCGCAACAGAAGTCGGTATAAAGTTCGCCCTCATTGGTGGTATGGAAACCGAAGCCGCTATGACTCGGCTTATCAACCTACAACAACAGACTAAGTTTATGTATGGTGATGTGGAAAAGGCTACCTTTGATGCAATGTCGGCGGAACAACAGGCTAACCTTGTCCGAGAAAACAGCATGGAGATTCTTAACCAATTAAACACCGTTGAGAATAGAAGCGCGGCCACAATGGAGAACATTACATTCGTGATGAATCAGTTTGCGGCACAGGCTGATATGACCGGAGAAAGCATTGCTAATATGGCCGCTATGTCGGCTACCTTGATTGAAGCCGGAGAAAATCAAGGTAAAGCAGGGCGAGCCTTGCGTATTATCTATGCTCGGTTGGGTGCTAACACAAGTGGGGCCGCAGATGCCTTAGAAGGCTACGGTGTGGCCGTAAAAGACGCTCAAGGTAATATGAGGCCACTTAGCGAAGTCTTGCATGATTTAGACGCTATATGGCCTTCTTTAACAAAGGGAGAGCGACAGGCTTTGGCACAGTCGGTAGCCGGTAAAAATCATTATGTCCGATTCCTTAAAGTGGCTGAAAATTATAATCGTATGCAAGAATTGGCTGTTGACGCCCTTCACGACCAAGATGCCGCACAGGATGAAGTGAATAAGCGATTAGAAGAAAACATAACTAAATTGCGTGAAGCCGAAGCCAACCTCGCTAACTACAAAGCGGAATTGGGCGAAGCATTCCTCCCCGCAATCGCGGCCGCAACACAGAAACAAGCAGACTTTACCGAAGCATTGGCTGATATGGCTAATATGGATTTTATAGGAATGGATAAAGCACTTCAATTTATGGTGACGGCCCAACAGTATATGCAAATGTTCGGCCCTGCTCTTGACCTTTTTATTAACCTTAAGCAAATGACTGTTGCTATACAGACACAACACGCCATCACAAAATCAATGATGGGTGTTGATTTGGTGCGAGCCAACGCATACGGTGGTATGCAAAACATGAGTCGCGCTATGACAGGAAATCTTACTCAACAACAATTTTTAGAAAACGCAATAGCCGTTACAGGCGCAGTAAGAGAAGCACGATACAAAAATATGCAGGTGGCTACTGGTGCAAGGGTAATAGAATTGAAAAAGGTTATAGAGGCGCAACACCAAATTGCCACCTCTCTTGAAGCACAACTTATTTTTAGTGACTTATTAGTAATAGGGGCAAGAAATGCACAAATTAACGCCAAAAAGGTTGCTGATACATTAAAGGCGCAACACCAAACAATGGTTGCGCTTGGGGCGCGAACCCGATTATCATTAGAAGAGGAAATGGGATTGAGAATAAAGAGTCAAGCCGGTATTCATACAGAAATTAGATTATTAAATGAAAAATACGCACTTCTCACTCTTGAAGGACAACAAGCATACCAAACCGAATTAGCATTAGAAGGCACTTCGCACGCAACAAAAATGGCTAACATTCGCGAAGAAATCATGGCAGAAGAAACGCGATACCGCAGAACACAAGTGGATAAAGCACAACAACTACTTTACATTACTAACGAAAGAAACCACGAAAACACATTAATAGGATTGAAAGCAGAAGGGATGGCACAAGAACAAGCACACGCAGAAGCAAGGGCGGCGATTTCAGAAACCCATAAGATTTCCGGTTATCACGAAATGGCAATGCTTGAGCAAAAATTAAATGCTGAATTAGAATGGATGAACACTTCGGGTATGTTATTATTTAATGAACAAGAAAGATTAATTGCTGTTATTAAACATACCGAAGGAGAACAGGCTCATACACAAGCATTAAAAGCGAAAGGAGAAGCAACGAAAGAGTTGAGTATGATTATGTCCGGCAACCTTACCGAAGAACAGATGATGATTCAACTTGATGCCACCTTAATTACTCTAAAAACTAAACTTAACGATTTAATTTCCAAAGAAGGATGGGCGGCAATAGAAGCGGCCGGTGGGCTACACAATATGGCTTTGGGAGAAGATAGGCTCGCCGTAACCTCCGAAAAACTAACACCGAGATTGGCTATGGGTTCGCGGGCAATGAATACCTTTTCTATGCGGGCAGGTGTGGCTTCTATGGCATTAGGTATGTTCTCCCATAACTCTAAAGCGGCTAAGGCTTCTATGGCTCTTATGATGCTTAGTATGGCCCCTATGATATACCAAGCCGGTAAAGCAACAACAGAATTGGCTGGAACAACGGCGGCATTGTCGGGAAAAGCGGCGGCGGAGGCACAGGCTACCGCCTCCACAGTAGCACACGCAGGGGCAATGGTCGCAGAAGGGGAAGCGGCAAAAGTCGCTACATTTTGGACAAGTTCTTTTGGTATTGCCCTCAAATCAGTAGGGATTGGTATTGCTATTGCCGCAGTCGCCTATCTCGCGGTAACCGTTGCTGAAATGGCGGGTTGGTTTGAGTCGGCCACAGACGCCGCTAATGATTTTGACGCCTCCATACGACAAACTACTGTTACGGCCGAATCGTATGCTTCTTATACCACAACATCATACAAAGATTTAACAGAAAACATTGACGATTTGACCCACCAAATTGATTTAATGACTTCTGCACAGGAAAGTGCTACCGATTCAGCGAAGGCACTATACCAAAGCCAAATAAACGACCTAACAACAATCCGTGATTTGGAACAAGATATACTTAATATCAGAAACGCCTCAGCAATGGAGGCGTTAGCACAAAAAGACCCTGCCGCACTTAGAACCCTTTTAGAATTGGGTAGTGCTATGAGGGAGGTTGAGAATCCAGAAGAATGGGCCGACCCTATCGGCTTTGGGAAAGGACACGATGAAGGGTTGGATAGGATAGCGGCGAGAAGTGCCGCCTTCATAGCAGAAAATGAAGGGTTGCTTGAAGAATTGGATAGGGCTTATGCCCCGCACTTGCGCGGTTTATTAGTGACGCCGTATGATGAAGGCACTATCCATCTTGGTTCGGTTAAAGTAAAAGAAGAATACGCTGACCTTTACCAATTTATTATGGATATGGGTATATCAACAGAAGAAGAGTTCACCCAAGCCATAATCGCAATGTTAAAACAAACAGAAGAAAACGCAGATGATACAGCCGGTGCAATTGATACAGGGGTTATTAACCCAATTGATGATGCAACCAACGCACTATATGAGTTTAACAATGCGAGAGAGGAAATGTTCTATGGTATGTCGTCAAGTAACCTTACGGGTGACTTGGTTCGTCAAGTCGTTAGAGAGGGCGTGGAAAATCTAATCAACACAACAGAAGTCATAATGACGAATCAATTTATGGGTATGACAACCGAAGAGGCCGCCGATGCAATCATCCAACAGATTGAAGAGAAATCTGGATTGTCGGGTATCAACCTATCCATGCAATAGTGAAGTGAAGAAAGTAAAGTGAAGTAAGGTGAAAAAATGGCACGCTCGGTTACATCAAAGTATGGTTTTTGGCTCGCAGGTTATTATGACGATTTTAGCGGGGCGCGAGCAATCCCCGATGATAAAAACCAACCATCCTTGACTACAAGTTATGACCGAAAGAAAACACATCACGGCAACGCCATGAACGGCGAAGCGACCCTTAATCCCCGCTACCGTTGGGCGTATAATGAGAGGGAAGGGGATGCGGGTTATGGCTCCCTTATTACCGACGCAACAAATCTTTTTTTATTAAATAATGGTTCTTATGAATGGTTGACCTTAGATACGACACGACAGAAACCAGAAAAGTGGGAAGGGCGAGCGCAACTACAATACCCCGATGGCATCGCGAACGCGAACCGTGTCAAGTTTGACAGAACATCGTGGTCGGGGTCGCAGGGCGGCTACCAAAGATTTTGTAATGGTTTTTATACCGCCGGTTCTTATGTTGTTCCTACGGGGGATGATGATTCAACATTTGGTCGGAGAGATGTTTATAATTTCAACGCTAATAATTATGATGCTAAAAAAGGTGGGTTACTATCTAATAGTGCCACTAATTCTGTTGCTTATGTCCAATGGGCTAATTTAGTTGGGGCTTGGGCCGGTGAACAAGTAGCGTATAGCCACAATGATAATAATAGTGGGGTGACAGAATGCCCCTATGCTGTTTTTACACCGATAAAATCACCGGCTGGAAAACCATTTCTTTGTATAAAATCATTTCATGCCGTGACCGATTCACACGAAGTTAGTTCAACTAAGCGACCCGCTATTGCATACAATGGCACACTTAACAGTAAAGACACAGGAGATGTTTTTACAATACGATTTGCTATCCGTTCATTTGAAGGTAATACTGCCGCCGGCATCAAAGGTATGGTTCCTCCAACAGTCACTATTTTTGCAGGTTTTGATGATAGCCTTAGTGCCACAGATGAAACCGGATTTGATGATAATACTAATACTGCGGCTATTGAATGGGAAATTGATTTTCATACTGCTACGGGTTTAGCCGCCGCTTATGACTACTATGATATGCTTTATGATAATACCAATACTAAATTAACTTTTAATAATGACGACCTTTGGATAGACCTTGATTTCGTTATTGATTATGATACAAACAAATATAAAGTATATCATGATGGAACAGAAGTCACCGCGGCAAATATAACAGCCGGCTCTTATGGTGACGGTTATACTCTCAAGACAAATAATGTGACTTCTTCGGCATTTACCCCAAGTGATATGTTCGGTTGGCAAATCACGGTTGAACCACAAACAACAACAGGAGGAATAACCCATGCTGGAACAAATATAAGTTTGTTGCTGGATAGAGTCGGTTTGGTAAGACCCCTCTCCGACCATCCCGACGGTAGGGTATTACCCCCACTTACTGATATGAAAATGATTTCTCCCGTAAATGGTATTTCCCAATTACAACTTGATATAGCAGACGACCCCTCCATGAATACTTCAACGGGGGCTGTTGGAACACTTGATAGTTATTATAGCCACCAACTCACTAAGATATTTAATACTAACAAGGTTGATGATTGGTATTTATTAATGTTCGCATCCGACGAAGGCTACCATACGAAAGAAGCAGGGGCAGGGAGAATTGACCGCCCCGTTTGGCGTGGCGTCGTTGAGAAGATAGATATTAAACAAAACAAAACAAAAAGACGCACCATAAAATTGAACGCACGCGACCAACTCTCCACTCTTGATAGACAGGTTCCTCTTTGGGAATTGGGTCAAGGTAGCATGAACACAGAAGAAAGCGCAACACCTTATTGGGTGCATGATTCTCAAGGATATAATAGTATGATGTATCTTGGGGTAGTGGCCCTTAAAACTTTTAAATCAACCGTAGGTTTTGACAAGGATGATGCTTATGTTGAGCGAACAGACCAAAGAACGCAATTGTATTCAGCACACCCTATACAAATGTATAATAACGAAGATTCAATTTATGGCCCAAACAACATAGAAGAACAATATGAGGGTTATGCTGTCGTGGGTGTGGGTAAAGAAAGGGCGGGCGGCAACACACAATTATACCTCCGTGGTAATCCAGGCTACACGACAGGTAGTAGCATCACAACCACCAATACAATTTCACACAATGTATCGGGTGTCACACCTTCTGCTGTATCAACATATATTTATCCAAATAGCATAGTGAACGAAGCACAAAATTACCAAATTGTTGAAGTTGCTTCGGGAACACTTGCATTCACCCGCGAAACGCCTCTTATTGTTCATGCGAGTAATCAAGTAGGTGGTTTCGCTACAAGTGGCGGCGTATCAAATACTATCGTATGTCATTTTGATTCAAACCCTACCCTTGCTATCGGTGATTACTTTTTAATACCCGATTATACTACATTGGGTGGTGCAAACCACGCGGATTATGTGGGGCTACACCAAGTCAAATCAATAGGAAGTTATATACTTACTTCGGGAGGAACAACTTATCATAGGGTGATTACACATACCCCCTATCCTGGAACCGCCATAGGAACCTACGGCACACCACTTACGGGAAATGACAGGGTTCAATGGACAAAAGAAACAGGAACAATAACTCCAATCACTACCGATATAAGTAGTAGGGCGGTTCATGCGGCGTGGATGCGTGATTTCCCGCTTTCGTTATGGTTCCGTTATCACTTTGGTATTATAGACAGGGCGGTTGATGCTACCGGCGCGATACAAGGGGCGACAACTATTGCCAGCACCAAAGTTCAAATAACTTCTGCCACTTATGCGGCAATCGGTGGTTCTTCGGGTCTTGCTGAAATAATTGATGCTGACGGAACGATTGATACTTTTATTTGGAAACAAAAGGCTACCGACGGTGGTAATTATTATTTGGTGGGTTGTGAATACCTAAGCAGGGCGCATAATTCGGGCGTGATAATTAACATTCTTGATACAAGTTCGGACTACAAACATTGTTGGGTGTTGTGGGGTGATATGAGAAACAATGGCAAAGCAGACGCCGATGGTTCAACTCGTAAAAATCAATTTGGTTTAATTTATCCCACGCCGGAAAATTATGATGTTAGCCTTTACTACAACGACCAACTTTCCGATGATGGAACACCAGATAAGTTCACGGATTTGAAATTAGGTCAAGATGTTGATTTGTGGGAGGTAAGTGCGAGTTCAGACCCGACAACAAATATCCCTTTCTCAAAACCGGCAGACTATGGGAACAGACAAACGCTTACAAGTATCACCGATAATGGTTCCGGTAAGGCGCGATTGACGGTTAGTGCTTCTCATGGTATCGTTGCCGATGATTATGTCCATGTTGTTAATTCCGCTCTCCATGAAGGCGGTCATTTAGTAGGTAGTGTTGGTGCAACCACCATTGACCTTACTACTGCTTTTGCCGGAACAGACAGCGCACCAACCGAAGGCTACTCTTGGCACAAATCTATTGGTTCAGAAAGTGACTTGGCCGTATATCAAGATTGGGAAGATAAAGGTGGGGCATTTACCATCATTGATGGTTCTAAGTTTTTCAATCTCAATACCGTAGTGAACGGAGGGAAAAGTGGGCAGAACGCAGGGGGTAATACCGACTTAGGAGATTATGTAGCAACCGTTCATGGTTTCCCCTCCCTTATTGATAATTATTGGGGCGAAGCCATGTCGTCATTCAAAACTACCGCCGCACCATTCTTACAGCACCCAAACCAATTTAGGTGTCTGTCCGATGGAACGGGTGTTAACACTTCAATAACAATAGGTGATACTACTATCCAAATTGATTCCGGTATTAATTTCCCTATGAGCGGTATAGGTAAATTGACGGGGGTTACTTCGGCATCCGGCTCATCCACACAACAACAAACTGATACTTTTTATATTGTTTGGGATTCGCGATTTCAAACGACATTAACTGATGCGGCCACAGGTGGTAGCACAACAACTTTAGTGGATTCGGGGGCTACCTTTACAACAACCGGCAGTTATGGGGTTTCGGCAGGTATGCTCTTGAAAAATGATACTACCGGAGAACAGGGCCTTATTCAATCGGTGACAAACGCTACTACTTTAGCGGTTTTGGCGGCTGATTTCCCGACAGGTTTTTCGGCAAGTGATGTTTATGTAATTCCAGCCCAATTAGCAAATTGTTATGGTATTGCTTTAAGCGCATACCAATATCTAAGTAGTATCACCCCCGCCCAACTTGAATCTTACTTAACAAATAACATAGCAAGTTCGCTTTCTTGGAATGGGGGGAGCCTTGATATTAGATTTAACGCACCAATAGCCACCACAAGCGGAACGACAGGCCAATACGACGAAATAAATATATTTAATAGTATTTCATCACAATTCATGCTTCGTTTGATGATGGAAATAAAAGGTTATGTTCGCACTACTAATATAGGTAGTTATTGGGATAGCGATAAAATGCGTTTGCTTTGGTCGGGAGGATTGTTGGATTCTTGGTTCCCCCGCCCAACTTTACCATGCGTCTTTGATATTAATAATGTGCCTATTACTTCTATGATGACAACAGATGGTGGAGTATCAAATAATGATGGTTATGGTTCTATCGTGGATGGGCGCAGTAAAACCATGCTTGCTATTGTGAAAAATATGAAGGAGAAAAATGCGGCCGGTTATTATTCCGGTTTGATTACAACCTTTAGTTGGTTGATGGGGCGTGATGGGAAAATAGAATACAGACCCAAATATAATAGTGGTTGGTCTTTTGATAGAACAAATCTTTTAGTAAGCGATTTATCAACAGATGTTGCCGGTCAAGTGAGCCATATAAGAGTCTATTACAAAAATGGAAAAGGATTCGTTGATTATCCAACACCAAGTCTTTCAGATACAACAAAATGGAAAGTATTAGAATATCCAGATTTACAAAGCCAATGGGAAGCGGAAGCATTAGCAAAACAAGAATATAACCGACTAAAAGAGGGTAGGTTATCAATTAAAGCGGAACCCATGCGTGATGTTAATACCAATGATAAAATGTTATACAATGGTAGGTTTGGTTATGTGGCCGACCCACAACGAGCATTACAAGGCTACCAAAACAGTTCCTCCGAACAGGGTAGGTATTGGGCGAGAGCAGGTGAAGGGGGAATACCATTTCCAGGAATGGTAAATGCAATGGATGGAAACCTAAAGACATCAACAGACATATATAATCGTTATGGTTATTCCGGCAGAATAGATGCCACCGATACTCTTAACGATACGATAGCATGGGATGATAATTACTATTTTTACGGGGCTAACAGCGTATCGTATGCGGTTCAAATTGTCAATGTGTCACATGGGGTTCCGAAAACAAGTGCTACAACAAGTGAAGATTTGCGTATCTGGGTCGCGCTTAAAGACGGACAAACGGGAACGGATATAGATAATGCCGAGTTCACCATTGGTATATCGGACTGTTCTTATTCAACTTCAAGTGCGGCCAACGGTGGTAATTGTCCGACACTTGCGCCCGCTCTTGCCACGAATGGATATGAAAGTGTAAATGTGAAGGATAGTGGTTTTTATGAAATTGCTGTTCCGGTGTCCTATCATAATTCCTCTCCACAGAAAAAAATTATTGTATCATACAATGCTGAATACTGTCGTGCTTTATTACGACACAGATGCGGCGACCCCGCAAGTTCAAGCATTCGCCATAACTCACACAACATTACCGAAGCAACAGGCTGCTCTGGGGCGGCAACAAATACAAATAGTATATTCCCTCTTGGCGCCAGACA